CCCCAAAAATTTTTTACCGAACATTTTTTAAAAAATTCCGATTAATGTTCGTATTTTGAAGGAGTGATTTTTTATGGATAACGAAAGGACCGAACGTAAACCTTTACCCAAAAACGCTTTTGATTCTGAGTACATGACGGAGTTCCTTCGGGAAGTCCGGTTCCTTACAGAACGGGGAATCAAATACACATTTGTAAAAAAGACAGAAGACTACGGGGTATCCCAGTATAAGTACAAGAAGACGCCCCAGCTGTTTGCTGCTCTTGTAGAGTTCTACGCAACAATCGAAGCGGAAAGAAGTGTCGCAAAGGCGAAGAAACCGGCCGAGACAAAAGAAAGTGTTCTTTCTGCAGGCGAAATTAAAAAGGCACAAGAGATTCTGGAAAAAGCTGCAAAGCAGATCGAAGAGCAGGACGACACAATCTAATGTCTGCAAATCCTGCAAAAATTAGAAACGCGGCCCCACCTGTTACAAAGATCTGCAGTAAATGCAAGCAGACGAAACTCTTGAATGCCTATTATTCGAACCGTGACTGGACAGAACAGTTAGGGAAAGATGTTTGGTGCAAAGACTGCGTTTCCAAGTGTGCTACAAAGGACGAGCTGCGAGAATACTTCTGGGAGAACAACCGGGAGTGGAGCGAGAAACTTTGGGGCAGCGCACGTAAAAAGGCAGAACTTGCAGCCAACAAAAACAAAACTTATCAACGAGCTTTCGAAGAAACAAAGAAGAATATTCTGGATCGGTTAACCTGTCAGAACGTTATCAAGGGAATGCAATTAAACTATAAGTTTGTAGATCATTCTCAAGACATCAACGTTCAGACTTACGAAGAAGCCAAAGAAGCCGGACAGGTATTATCCGAAACAGAAGAAGAAGATCCGAACATTAAAAAGTATTCGGAAGAATTCAACGGCTACTTCAAAGCGGACGAATTAAAGTATCTGGAAGAATATTACCGTCAACTGGAGAACGATTTCGAACTAAGCGATGTCAACCTTAGAGACACGGCCAAGAAATTAGCAAAGGCGTCTCTTCAGGCAGACAGAGTGCAGGACAGGTATATGGCAGGTCAGGCAACCTTACAGGATGTTAAGGACGCTGTTACCTTGTTCGATTTACTTTCAAAGTCCGGCAACTTCTCCGCTTCAAAACGGAAGCCGGGAGATAAAGGCGGACTCAGCAGCTGGTCGGAAACTTCATTCTTCTTGGAGTCCAACGGCTATACGATGACTCGTAAAATTGAATGGCCGAAAGACGACGTAGATAAAACAATAGAAGAGTTCCGATACATTGTGGAAGCTCTCGACCTGAACGGAGCGTGATCGTATGATTGCCCGCCCAGGTGTTGTTACAAGATGGGATCTTATGGAAGAACAGGTTATGTTCTACAGATCTCATCTTGATATTTTTGTGGAAGATGCGTTTCGGCCCATCAAACTTACAAGAACTCAACATGTCATGCTGAGACAGATGGGAAACTGTGTCGATTCAAAAGATACATGTTCCCGTGGATACGGTAAGACATGGCTCGCTTCGCTCGGAGGATTTGGGCTGTGCTGTCTATATCCCGGCACGACCGTGTTGATTGTTTCCGCTACTGCTAAACAGGCTACATTAGCATTAGGCAAATTAAAACTGCTGGCAGAACAGAATCCAAATATAGCAAACGAAATATCTGCAGCCAATTCCAAATCTTTAGTCCAAGTGTCTAAAGACAGTTCCAGCTGTACATTAAAGAACGGCAGCAAACTGATCTCAGCTTCTATTGACAGCGCGCGGGGTATTCGCGCAAAGATCATCATAATCGACGAAGCTCTCGATGTAGATCAGGATACTTTGGAAGCGGTCGTCTCTCCTATTCGTAACACAACGAGAGAGGTTTGCTTCAATTACGGATTCAAAGACTTTCAATCAAAGACAATTACTATTACTTCAGCCTGCGAGAAGAGCAATCAGTATTACACAAACTTCATGAAGGATCTAACTCGCATGGCAAAAGGAGACAAGTCCGTGTTCTGTTGCGCCTTGGACTATCGGTCTGCGGCCGCAAACGGAATAACAGACATGGAGTTCTTTATGAAGGAAAAAGAACGTATGCCTGAAGCTACGTTCGATATGGAGTATGGTTCCAAATTTGTAGGAGCCAATTCCAACTCAGCGCTGCCTTTTGATCTGACTACTCCGTGCAGGACGTTGGACAAGATTGAAATGGAACAGCCAAAGAATTCCAAATCCAAGTATGTCATTTGTTTGGATATTGCTACTTCCACAGCGAAAGGTTCCGATAACAGCATATTGAGTGTAGTCAAATACACAGAATGCAAAGACGGAACTTATGCCAGAAAGTTAGTTAATATGCGGAGCTATAACGGTAAACCGTTAGACTATCTCGCAGACGAAGTCAGAAGATATTACCATATCAAATTCCCCAATACGGAGAAGATTATCTACGACGCGCGAGGTGTCGGAGACAGTTTTGACAGATTCTTCGACCGAGAATGGTTAGACCCGGCTTCGGGCAGAGAGTTCCCGCCTTTGGTGGTGGACGATGAACCCAATATGAATCCTGATGCTAAACAAGTATTGCATCCTTTCAGGGCGGTCAACACATTGAACCAGAGAATCTATACAAACCTTAGAGTTGCTCTGGAAAAGAGAATGTTGGAAATGCCCATTCAGGAGAGAACAATGCGGGCAAGGCAACAGGAAATCGAAAACGAAGAACAAAGAATGTCCAGAGAAGAATTAGCGATCTTCCTCGAAGCCGACGCTCTTCAGTTTGAGATGGGCAACATCGTCGAAAAGACTTCTTCTTCCGGCAACAAGACATACGACGTTCCGCATGCCGGACAACACAAGGATAGATACTCGTCATTAGCAATGGCGAACGACTATATCAGCGAACTCGAAAAAGAGAACGTCAAACGTTTCAGACGTGGGGCGCCAAGTCTTGGGTTTGCAATCAAATTCTAAAGAAAGGGGCTGAGTGCCTTGGGTTTCTTTGACAGGTTCAGAAGAACCAAGCCTGTAGAGGCACCGAAAGCCTCTCGTCGAATAGATGTCGTAGGCGCAACAAAGAATGACATGGATGCGTATCAAAGCTACACCAACTCCAATATTACCTTTAGCGGAGAACTTTCCGGCTATGACTACGACCGAATCTTAAGAGACAAACAAAACAACATTGTCAGTCTTTATCAGTTATCCGACTACTACACAGACAAAGACCCGATTGTTAAGGGCATTGTCCATCATGTATTCGTTCCCTTCTCTACGTGTTCTGACTGGCTTCTTATCGGCAAGAACGAGAAGACCGTCAAGCTGTACGAAGATCAGTACAAGAGAATGCGGCTGAGAGAGAAGATCAACGGTATTATGTTGGAATACTGGAAATACTACAATGTTGTATGCTACTTATTCAACGGCCAGTTAATTACTCTACCGATTCACAAATGTGTTATCGGCAATATGGCGTTGAACGGTATGCCTTTAGTGGATTTTGACTGCCAGTCCATTCAGAATGAATGGAAGGCCAAGGGTTATTCCATACGCGAAAACTGGATCAAGGATAACGATTTAGAATCATATTTTAAAGGTTATCCTGACGAAGTAAAGGAAGCTTTGAACAATGGCTCCCAGTATGCGCAGCTGAACCCGGAAAACACTTTCGTTATGCAGGGCAACAAGGAGAGTTGGAACAGATACTCTATTCCGTTTATTGCGGCTTGCCTTGAGCCTTTAGCAAAGAAAGAACTTATCTCAAACTACGAGAAGGCCACACTCAATCTGGCTACCCGTGGATTTGTACATGTCCAGTACGGCGATTCCACCAAAGGACAGGATATGCTGCCAGATGCCAACCAGTTAAGACAACTGGCAAACATCTTCAGAAACGGCATGTCCAAATTCCCATTGGTTGTTACCAACCATCTTGCGGAGTCTAAGTTTGTACAGGCCGATGTGGACGATCTTTATCAATGGGACAAATATCGCGACGTCAACAATGACATCCTTTCAGCAGGCGGTGTCAGCGGCATTATCGTCAGCGGCGTGTCTCAGGACGGATCTACCTTTGCTTCTGCTCAGATTTCTATGCAGACGGCTGAAGCAAGAATCAACGACGCAAGAGAAAAGTTCTGCGAACTGATGAACCGGGTCAACGAAAGATTGACAGAAGTCATTCCTGGTACCTACAACCTAAAAGAGATTCCCGAATTCAGATTCCAACCCCTTGATATGTCCGGCAAAAAAGCTTTACGCGAAGCTTGCAAAGAGCTGTGGACAAAGGGCGTTGTCTCTACCAAGTCCTTACTGGACGCCTACGGATACTCGCTTGATAAGGAAGTCGAACAGCGTAAAGAAGAAGCTGAAGATACGGATGCAATCCTTGTCGATAGAACAAAGACAGAAACAACAGAGAACAACGAAGCAGGCAGACCAGAACTCGATGAGACAGAAAGAACATCTGATCCAGAGAAGTCTGAAACCGGTAAACAGCCAAAGCCGAGCAACGAAGACGGCTCAATGGGTGATACCGGTTAAACAGGACGTTTGCAGCTGAGCGTCCTTATAAACAATTCACTTGCTTGTTTTGTTATATGGTTATCAGAAACCTGAGTGGCCGCAACTCTGAGAGCGGCTGAAGAGTAACCGGGGCTTCGGCCCCGGTGTTTCTTGTTTCGCAGAAAGGATTTTACTATGAAAAATGGTGACTACATATTAGTTATTGCTCCATTTGATTATCCAGGAAAAATATATCGTAATAAATATTGTTATGAACATCATTTGGTTTATTGGCAAAACTATCATGTGCTTCCATCAGAAGATGAAGTAATACATCATATTGATGGAAACAAGCATAATAACAATATTAACAACTTGCAGTTAATCAGCCGAGAAAAACATGCTACGCATCACAATGAAAACAAAACAAGAAAGATGGTTTTGTTAAGGTGTCCAACTTGTGAAAAATTATTTCAATTAGAGAAAAGACAAAGTTTCTTACAAAAGAATACTATAGCAAGCTACTGTTCTCGCGAATGTGCAAATAAAGCAAATTTATTACGAGCTCGGAAAGACGAACGTTTTTTACTTAATTTAACTCGAAATTTAGTAAAAGAATTTTCTGCATGATATCTCCAACCGTAAGGTTGTTGATATAAAGATTCGCTTCAATTGGCCTTGACTCCCAGCATTGACAATTGAAAGCAGAAGGAGAAACACAATGAATAGTAAGGCCAAATTTATCAGCTTTGCTTCTGTCATCTCCGAAATGAAACAGTCCGACGTATTCATGTCTGTAAAGATGAGAATACTCGAAACGCCTAAAGCGAATCTTAATGGCGTTAAGGTTACCGAAGCCTTTATTGACGAAATTATCGCCGACGAAGAACGGTATGTTGGGCTGCCGCTGTATGCAGACACAAAGTCTCTTACAAGCGGAAAATACTCCAATCTCGGTCATATGTACAATGCAAAGACCGGAGAGTTCTATTCGACGCAGATCGGATCGTTCTATCAGTTCGAAAAAGAAACATTTGACGGCGGTGCTTACCTTGTAGGTTACGCTCGGATTCCGAAGCGCAACAAGAAGTTGAGCAAAGCTATCGCCGAGCTTTTTGCAGACGGCGCTCTCAAATTTTCTTTCGAGATTGCGTGTGCCGATTATTCGGAAGACGAAGATGGAACGTTTGTGATCGATGCGTCGGAAAACAACTATTTGGAAGGGACTGCCATTGTCACCTTCCCTGCTTGCGAAGACGCCGTGGCTCTTGAGTTTGTGGCGCAACGTGAAGCAGAAGACACCGAAAGGGGTGAGACCGAAATGGCGGATGTTGAAAAGCTCGAAACCGAGCAGGCTTTAGCTGAAGAGACTGAAGCCACTAACTCTGAAACCGAGCAGGTTGAAGAGACTCAGCCCGAAACGGTAGCCGAGACGGAGATCGAGACGGCTGAAAACGAAGCCGAAGCAGAAGTTGAAGCTGAAAACGCTTCTTGCAAGAAAGAAGAGAAGGGCGAAGAAGCCCAGACTGCGGCCGTGTATGTTGACACGACCACGACTGTAACGGAAAGCACTTATGCATACGACACCGACACCGGCAAGTCTGCATATCAGAGGGTTGAAGTTACAGAAGGCACATCCGACACTATCGAAGGTACTCTTGTAGAGACCGAAGAAGGGCTGCGTGTTGCCGAAGCCGGAGACGAAGGCTCCGAAGATGCTCCTACGGACACTCCCGTGGAGACCCCTGCAGAGCCTACGCCCGACACTCCTGTCGAAACTCCCACCGAGACAGAGAACGCCGAAAACGAAGATCTGCCCCGCGTAGAGAACGACGACGAAAAGAAGAAGACCGCTGAACAGCTTATCGCTGAACTGGCAGAGGCCGTCAAGGTTCTGACCGAAGAAGTGAAAGAGCTCAAGGAACAGCGTGTTACCGCCGAGGCCGAAAAACTGACTGTTGCGGCCGAAGCAATTAACCCGTTTGTCGATTCTATGACTGCTCAGCCCGGATATATGGAGCTGCTGCAGCCTGTGGAGAAGAAGAACGGATATGACCTGCTCAGCAAATGAGCAGGTCAATTACTATGAAAGGAATTGATTTACTATGTCTGGATACATGACAAAGCTGCAAGGCTACGTGTATGAAGGCGAACTGGTAAACGGCGCGACCAATCCTGTTGCGAACGGCATTCTGATGGTTCAGAATGGCGATGCTCTGGAACTGCCGAGCGCAGAGTCTACCTCTAAGTTCGTTTGCAAAGAGATCACCGATATCTACGGTGATCTCGGATACCGCTTTGTTGTTGATAAGCTGAATAAGCGGTATTACTTCGTGGAGACTCACGAAGAGGATTTCTATGCTAACGCTGAATATGATGGACGCAATGCGACTTTCGCCCCCGGCGAACTGCTTCGCGCTCATCCCCTGCTTGTTGGCGAAGAATTTATTATTAGCGGTGCTGCCAATCAGTACGCTGTGGGTACCTCCTACGGTGTGACTGCTGACGGCACAATCGGTTAATCGGAGGTGCACGAACATGGCTGATATTAAGATTGAACGCGGCACTAAGCTGATTAAGATTTTTGCCGCACAGAATCAGAATGAACGCGTGGACACCGATCAGATCGAAAAGGCGAACAGCCTGATCTCTGAGCTTCTGGAGGATCTGAATCCTCAGAATTGCCACAAGATCGGACAGATTGTTGCGTTCACCGTTGAAGAGCTTCAGAACAAGGCTCTGGACTTCCTCAGCGCTGTTGCCGATGAGAAGAACGTCGGTTACGGCGAAAAGGCCGCCTTCAAAGTCCGCACGGATGGCATCCATGCTTATGTGCAGGCGAAGGGCGCTACCACTGCCCGTAGCTACATTACGGATCACCAGCTGCTGGTTGGGACGAAGGAAATCTCCGCTCGTCCGGCTATCAACATCGTTGATCTGAAGGCTGGCCGTTTCAACATGGCCGACCTGATTCGCGAAGCGAATGCGAAGATTCTGGAGAAGAAGCTGGAGATCGTCGAGAACGTTCTGCAGGCTGGTTTCCAGAATGTGAACAAGACTCCTTGGTATGCCAAGAGCACGGGTGGCTTCAACCCCGCTCTGCTCGAACAGCAGGTTATCCATTTCCGTCGGCAGGGCCCTGTGACGCTGCTTGGCGACATTGCGGCTGTGGGTCAGCTGGATGCTTCTGCGGGGATGCAGATCAACAGCAATCCTACCTGGGCGTACTCCGGCAATATGCTGGACGAGCACAATGGCAATGGCTACCTTGGTAAGTGGAAGGGCGCTGACGTTGTCGGTATGACCAACGCTTACAAGGCTGACGGCATTACCCCTGTGCTGAATCCTGACTGGATTTACATCATTCCGGGTGGACAGTCCGCCGAAATGCGGAACCTGAAGATCGTCAACGAGGGCGGCATCAATTCTATGGCTTCCCAGAACATTGACGACCGTGTCACTGAGGTTCTGCTGTATACGTGGTTTGGCGCGGCTTTCGTGGTTGGCAAGTATCCGACCGCCGGTGCGCACGAGATCGCTTAATCTTAGAGTGAACTCTAAGGTTGAAAAAGCCAAAAAAAAGGGGGAGAGCATAAGCTCTCCCCTTCTTCTTAATGATGAAAGGATTGAAGGAAAACTATGGATGGAACAGCAAGATTCCGCGTTTTTAACAGGTGCGGATATGATATTGGAATTACGCTTATGAGCGGACAACAACCTATAATCAGGGCAGGAAGTTTCCTGACTATATCTGTTGACGATATTTTGTATCTCGAAAGTATCGCGAGAGGTAAAAAGAAACCGTTCTCTTCGAGAGAACTTGTTGCGGTAGATAGCAACGGCAACGATCTTACGCTGGAGGATCTTGGCGGCTATACAGATACATATTCCGAAAAACATTTCGGAGAAGAAGAAATCAGCGCAAACTTGAAAAAATCAGCCAAACAGATTGAAGCATGGTTGGATGGAATTGAAGACATGATTGAGCTTAACGCTATTCTGGAGATCGCCACCAAGATGGATCTTCCGAACAGCAAGATGAAGCTTATTAAGTCTAAGCTTCCCGACGCCGATCCGTTTGACGAGTAAATAAACGGGGGCTGCCAGTATGTTAAACATTACAAAACTAGCCGCATGGCTGAAAGAAAAGACGGAGTGGCAAGAAACTCCAGTTCCTCTTACCGATGCCAACTATATCAACATGGTAATAGACGGCATTGAAAGGCTCTTCGTCGATACTGGCCGCTCCGATCAATATGACGAGGAACTGTACAAAACAATCGAAGATACCGAAGACTACGGCTACGACTATGTGTTTCCTTTGGATGAAAGAAGGTATATCCAGATCTGCGCTCAGATCAACTTCTTCTCCAAAGTTCAAAGCGATGTCAACAACACGTTTGGTTATTCCACCGACGCTCTGACAATCACGAACGCAGACAAGCCGTACGCCAACTTAAAGGATACAATCGGCAATCTCGATAACGAGCGCAGGATCATCTACTACAAGATGGTTCGCTACACGCTTGGAACTTCGTAAAAGGACTGAAGGCAAATGAGTGAATTTGTTGTGAAGATTGAATATAAGAACAAAAACCTTGAGACGGTCGTAGAGAAAGAGTACGACCTGATCTCTTATACCGAAATGCTGAATCTTGAACTGATGCGGCTGATTATGGAAGTCGAAGACGCATTCTATGTGTTCTCCGGCAACAAGCAAAAAGAAGATTGGCCGCCGGAATTAACCGAACGGTTTAAGAAGATCCGGCACAAGATGCTGGATACCGCAAACTCAATTAAAAGGCTGCCGCAGAATCTTTCTTTCCGTGGAATCAAGGCAGACCAGGTGACAATGGGTGAATACCTAAACAGAACAATGAAGTAAAGGAGTGACGGCCAATGGGCATCCCGTATGTACCGCAGGGTACATCCAAGCGGTTCAGGGTTCCTAGAACATTGGCCGCAGACTTCAATGCTTTTTTGAATCAAGACATCCCAAATACGAACATGGATTTTGAAATCTTAAAGAACTGGTATGATAGAAACCAAGAAGACTATCAACCAAAATATGTTCGCGGCGAGATCTATGCCGATTCAACCAAATCCAGATACGAGAATACGGATAACCATATGAACATCCGTTGCCCTATCGACAGCGGAATCCGTCAGGGAGACATGTTAGTTGAGCCGGACGGTTCTATCTATGTTTTGGACTGGGCTGTGCACTTACAGTCCAACAACGCTCCTTCGCGGGCTTTAAGGTGTAACTTCACACTCGAAGTCAGAAGGTACGAAGCGCCGATAACAGACGACGAAGGATACCAGATAGACGACATGGGGTTTGTTATCAGCGGAGAAAAGTACGACTTTCATCCCGATAATAAATACATTGTTATTGCACATCCTATTCCCGCGAATGCTTATCGTTATGACGGGCGGCCGGAATACGTTTCTGTATCCGGTACACCCGGCACTATCGCAGGAGCATTAACATTAATCTCTGTGCAGTACAACGAAGAAACAAAAAACATCAAGATCGGAGACAAGTTCGATTGGGGCGGCAATACGCATGAAGTTGTAGATATCGACGGCGTAGATGTGGATATAACACAGACATACGGCGTTATCAAGCTTCAAGCTAAGAGAGCGGCAGGTGGTTTGCATGGCTATGAATGATCTTGCTTCTCAAATCCATGCAGGTGAAATCATTGTTAAATATATAAAAACAGACAAATTGAAAGAGATGTGGGATGAAAGAGTTAAGGCGCTGGCCTATCAAATGGATGATGAATCTGCTAACCAACTTGCATCAGACGCGAGCAGTTTTGAGATAAAAATATCAGGCGAAGGCAACAAAGTTAAAGCTGAGAACGTGTTATCCGAAACATATCTTATAAACTATTTGAAATCTCATGACGTGCCTGTGTCTGGAGGTGAAGGCGGAACAGTTCATAATGTTGATGGATCAACGTATACAAGTTCTGTCCCTCAGCAATTACAAGGAACACCACTTCCGTGGTATGAGCTACCAATAATAGACATAAAAAACGAAGCCGACAATTTCTTGGGCATTACTTTCCCAGACGAAGTAGAAGTTGCAAATTCACGAGCTATCGAAGAAATAAAAGAAGCAGCAACTCCATATTTTACAGAATATGTGTCGAAGTATTTAAGTCAACATCTTTCTGGAGGTGCGTCAACATGATGGGCTGGGTCAACGCATGGAACACAATTATCAGAAATGTTATCTGGCCTGATCATGAATTAAAAGTCCTTATGAAGATGCCACCCAAAACAGGCATCATTCAATTTGTAGACCGCTATTTTATTCGGGCCGCATACACCAACAAATTACTGACAGATGAAGTATGCAGAATCGTATACTCCGATATACAAGGTTACGAAACCAACGTCCCCAACGTAAAAAAGAATCTGTTGTTGTTCGATATTTATGTCAAGACGGACGAGATGCGCAACATTGGAGATGACAGACTTGTTACCAGAATGGATCTTATTGCAGAGCGGCTATATAAGCTTTTGACTAGCAAAAGATACTTAGCCGATACAGGCTATAGATTCTGGATTGCAGGAGATTGGGACGGCGGTACAAGAGTAACAGGTTATCAAAGAAAAACGATAGCCTTCCATTATATGAAGGTCTATTAAAGATCTGGGGAGACATGCGTGTATTGGGCGTGTCGTGCAACGGGTTCCGGGCAGGTGGCTGCTCGTTGCGTGTATTCCTCCTAAGCGGAGAGGCGGTACGTAACGCCTCTCTGTTTTAGAAGGCGGCTGAAGTCACGTTACGGCTTCAAAGGTTATATGAAGGCCTCTATTAGATATATCTTGCCAACATAGGAAGTTTCTGGGAGGACGGAATATTGCGGCTGGATATAAATATATTTAAAGAGAGGTCATGAATTATGGCTACTTTCAATGCTGCCCTTAAAGGGTATGTTGCTGATGTACCGAAGGTAATCTTCCGTCGTTGCGACGGCAAGGCTTATGCCTTCAACGAACTGAGCTCTGCGACAGTTAGTGCCGACATCCAGACCACGGACATTAAATTTCACCATTGGTGTCCTTAAACTCTTCTAAACGGGGAAACTCTCTATTTGTCTAATTTGGTTGTACCATTCGAAAAATAACGTATAGGGAAATAGAGACAACCTACCGTAGTAAAAACACATGAAGGAGAGATTAAATGATTATTGAAAACGGTGCATATTATGTTTATGTACATATCAACAGGATTAACGGCAAGATGTATGTTGGAATGTCAAGAAGAATTAACCCTAATGAAAGATGGAAAAACGGAAGGGGATATAATTATAATTGGCATTTTTACGGAGCTATAAAAAAGTATGGTTGGGATAATTTTGATCATGAGATTGTTGCTTCTCATTTGACCGAAGCCGAGGCTTCTAAAATGGAACAGTTGTTAATTTCAGCCTTGAACACAACAGACAGAAAATACGGATATAATTTTGCAGAAGGCGGATATAACAACCGTGCATTAAGGGGCGAACTTAATCCACTGTACGGCAAAGTTCCTACAAAAGCAATAGAAGCTTCCGCAAAGAAAAGAACAGGCACACACCTTACAGAAGAGCATAAACAAAAAATTAGCAACGGCAATAAAGGCAAACATAACAATCCAAATTCATTGAAAAATTTATCTGATCACTATCACGATAAACGTCCGTACATGGTTGGTTCAAAAAACTGCAGGGCTCATTCTGTCATGTGTGTAGAAACAGGCGTCGTATACGAAACGATGACTGCAGCTGCACAAGCCATTGGGAGATCTGTTTCTGCTGTTTACCAAGCCATGAAACAGAATATACGAGCCGGAGGATATCATTTTACTCATGTGTTAAACTCTAACGATCAGTCGCAAGACGTAGGCTCAAGCGAGTCGAAATGGAGAGACGCAGAATCTGCGTAAGATATGATCTGATCTATACGGTGACGTATAGCAGCTTGAATAAAGCGGGTTAAGATTAGCGACCTTAACTGAACAAAAATAAACAGGCTTATTTGAATGGTGGTTGGAGCCTGTTCCCCCTGGCTGTTCTTCCCGGACAGTCCACTTTTACTATGTCTTTCACGTCTGCACAGTTTGATGCTGACATGTTTGCCATGGCCAACAAGACCGAGTACAAGGCCAACGCGAACTATGAGATGGACACCGCTGAGCGTCATGATCTGAAGGCCGATCACACGATCGAACTGCTTCAGACCCCTGTGGCTGGTTCCATCTACATTGCAAACATGGAAGAAACCACTGAAACAACCGTTCCTAGCGGCAAGTACAAGGTCGCTGAAAAGACCATTACCTTCTCTGCTGATGACGATATCGATTTCGTCGATGTTGTGTATAAGTATGTGAAGGAAGTGCAGGAAGCTATCATCACCAACAAGGAGTCCGCTATTGGCGAGGCTAGCTGTATTTGGCCTGTTTATGGCTCTGGTGATGACTGTACCGAATCTGACATCATTGGCTACTATGTGGTCAAGGTGTTCCGTGCTCGTATTACGACCGTTCCTGGAATGGATACGTCGTATAAGAGTGCCGCGACCTTCAACTTTGAACTGCAGGCCCTAGCCGATTCTGGGGCTCCACTCAGCGATGAGTGCCGAATAACTCTCCTAAACGGGGAAAATCTCACAGAGACAATCCCGTACCAAGCTCCGCAAGGAGTACGGTCTAACGACTATCGAAAGCATAAGGCGGCCGCCTGAAGAAGCGAGTAGAGTAGGATCAAGTGATCCGAAATGGAGAGGGACTCGAAAGAGTCCGTGATATAGTCTGAACTTCTGCAGCGATGCAGAGCTGCCGAAAGGCGGGCACAGAGTAACGACCTGTGTTGAACATATTTGGGACGCGAAGCGGAACGACGAAGGTGCTTACAGCACTGCTTACTTCAAGAAGTAAGCAATCTAACGATTAAGGTTTTTATATAAAGGTTACAGTTAGATAATCTCTCAGGGGATACTGCAACCTAGCAGTATCCCCTTTTTATTTTGAAGGACTGAAGGTGAACATATGCCAAAGCAAGTTTTATCATCCAAAGATATTCCCATTCCTTCTGAAGTGCGGGAACCCAAAGCTGTCCCTGATCAGATTCGGGAAGAGACACCTGTTCCAAAAGGAACAATACAGCATCAGGACGTGCCTGATTACATTCCTGATTTCGAAGAAACCCCTACGGAAACCAAAAAGATTGAGAGTGTTCCCGAAGGTACGGAACTGGTTTCAGAAATTCCGACGGAAACTCCAAAGGTCGAAAACAATCCAAATGTAAGTCCTGAAGTAAAGGAATTACCTAACAAAAGCGAACTTAAAGAAGAGCTTCCTTCCGAACTCAACGAAGAAAATGTCGTTGTCGTTAACGGAAAGAAAGTAGAACTCAAGCCTACGAAGCTCAAATATTTTAGAAATAAAGCAGCATCTGCCTACGGGATTATCAACGCCGTCCCATTACACGAACTGCTTACGTACGAAAAGGGTGTGTTAGATCCCAAAAGAACGGCAGATGATTTAGTATTTGATTTTCTTATTGCTGCTTTTGATGATGTCGATTTCGTTAAGGAAAACTACAACGAAATGGACGCAGATACTGTTGACAGGGTTTGCAAGATCTTTGCTCGACTGAATCACATCGACGAAAAGCAGGAAGCAGCAAGAAAAAACAAGGAAGCCCAGGCGAAGCGCTAGAACTCGATGAAGCAGTAGCAACCGTTGCAGCTCACCTGGGCGAAGTAGACGAAGAGAAAATAAACCGGATGACGTACATATTCTTCCAAAGCGTACTTGCAGCGCTTGGCAAACGAATCAATTTTGAATCTTTGTCAAATATGTACGGCAGGACCGTTTTCGATAAGAAGGGCGGAGAAGCAATAAACAAAATGATTGCTGCCGCGAATCCTTTGGTTAAACCCAGCACAAAGAATTCTGCCGCCACATTGCTTAGTATGCCGGGTTCGATGGCGATTGTTGACATGAGCGACAAAGAGCAAGCGCAGAAAGCAATGGGCGATACAAGTTGGTTCGAAGAATTTATGAAGTAAAGGAGAATCACTATGAAAGAATTATACGATAAAGTTATCGAAGCCTTCAACAGCGGAGACGAAAATCTTTTTATTGCGGCTGCCCGCAACTGGGCTGAAGCAGGTGGAGACAACCCTTTCCCTTCTGGAACAGAAGAATACTCTCTTTTTGCAAATGCTTGCAAAGCATGCATGATTTGGAGAAGCGGAGCTATTAACTCCAGAGTATCCAAGAAAAGAATGGTCGCTTATATTCAGAAGATCGCAGAGAAAGGTCTCCCCAACCCTTACGTTGTGCACCATGAATTTGGTGTTACAACCCCGGATATTCCGGTAGAAACAGAAGGAGCAAAGGGCTGGACTGAACCAAAGGTCAAGCATGTCTTCGGTGTTATTCCAAAGTACGAACCCGTTATTTCCGACGAACCGGAACCAAGGCGTCGCAAAAAGAAGGCATCGAAATGACAGTCAGAGATCTAATCGAAATACTTGAGAATTTCCCGTTGGATCTGCCTGTTGTAAGCAACGACTGTGAAATTACAGAAATCGTACAGCGGGATGAGATTTATTTCTCAGAAGACCATCAATACGAAGAAGGACCCATTATAAAGGTGTATTAAAGGAGTGAGTCTATGCTTTATACAGAATTTGTTTCCAAGGCGATGGACGAAACCATTGTCAAAGCAGAGAACGGACTGTTCTATCTGGAACCCCTGTGGCGAACCATCCTGAACGAGAACGAGCTAACCATCGACAAGATCAGCGATGCAACAGTTACGATCTCAGATATTAAAGACGTTCTCAAGCTTGAAGTTGAGAAACGAAATACAATCAACACGAAGCGGAACGACGTATACGAGTGGTTATTTGACGTAATCACGGCTACAGTAGAACCAGCCATTATGAAAGAAGAGACAGACTACATTAAACAAGTCGTAGAGTTTATGCAACAGAATCATAAACAGGAGTAATGTTATGTCTGCGAAAACAAGACCTAAGTATTACGAACGGATACCGCAAAGTAAATTAGATGCGATGATTACACCACGTCCTGATCCACGACCCGTATTGCACAACGACGTGGATTACGATACTCTGCGGCCGGAAGAAAAAGTTAAAGCATTCTGTTCGGATATAAGAGAAATGTTATCGAGATACGAAAGCGATAAGATTCGATTCGACGAACTTGAAAAAGAGATGCAGGATCTGTTGCACTATATCGAGATGGCGGAAAATAAAAACGCCAATGTCGGTTTTAAGTTGTACAAAAGACTAGCGGAAGTGCGAAGAGAACGCAGAGCCTGCAAGAACGAGCTGGACTTATTGCAGCCGATTCACGATAACTTTAAGTCGGATTTGCTGAATAGTCTTAGCAGAATTCAAGGAATCTGCACGGCAGTCAAACAGCAAATCGACGGCCGGTGCTATACTGTTCGGACAGACATACTGGACGATTTTGTAAAATAAAGCAGCTGTGATAGGACACGGCTGCTGCTGTATGCTACAAGATAGGTCATCAACTATGGCTTAACTATAGCGCAATACCGATTACGGGGAGAGTTTAACGACTCTCCCCTTTTTTATATTCTGTATAACCCCACTGTATTCTTCCACACGTTTTACATACATACTTACCGTCAAGGAGTGCTAAATTGTTATAATCGTAGAACCTGTCGCAATCAGGGCACTCGTAACCTTTAATATGTCCGCAATCGGCACATACGTAGAGGTTGTCGAGTGCGTACTTACGGATACTGTTTTTGCTGCCGCATTCAGTGCACCATACAGTGTCTAACATTTAATCGCTCCTCTACTTAAATCGATATTCAATTATACGATATAAATTACATTATCGTCAACAAAGGAGAATAAAACAGAATGAAATGTTATAAGAAATCTTTTATGCGATATTTATATACCAAATTTATTTCTTATTGAATTTACAACTGTGCCAATATGATCACTGGCTCGCTTATATTCAGAGTATTCTAATTGTACAGTATAGCAATTACGACATACATAATCATTACCAGAACGCAAAAACTCAGATTTTGAATAGTATTTTTTACACGTTCTACAGTAACAAATCATACCAGAGCAAAGATCAGGTAAAAGCTCTCCAGGTTGTTTTGGCAAAATTGTTTTGCAAGCAAAAACGGTTTCCGTTCTTGGGCCATTCGGAATAAGTACTTTCCTGTATTTATGACCGCCACATTTAGGACAGGCAACCTCAAGAGAAACATCATACTGGCTTCCATTATTGACCACGACAGAGATCTCCTTTCCTAGGATTAATATATGTCTACTATAGTCTAAAAACAATTACATGTCAACCTAAAGGAGGTAAACGTATGAGTAATCAAATTATTACGACAGTTGAAATTGACGCTAACATAGATAAATTTCAAAGCAAAATGCAATCCATAAAAGAATCTTATTCAGAAACTGTGTCTTCGATTAAGGCAGATAGTATAGATAGTCCTCTTGTGTCCGATGAATCACAAGATTCTGTAATGTCTTCGTATACATATTTGTTTAAAAATCTAAATGAAGCAAATCGAGTGTTCGGAGAAATAAAAAAGAATGCTTCATCTATCCCGGATTCATTGCAGCAATCAATGCTTCCTTTGTTCCAAGGATTAGACAGAACATTTCAAAATATAACAGGATATATAGATACAGCCGGAAAGAAGATGTCTTCTTCATTTGACTTAAAGACATATAATAACCAAATAAGATTTGCAGCTCAAAGCATAAATCAGTATATGTCTGATATACAGACGTTTACTGCAATTGCAACTGGGAAGAATGGTCTTGGAGCTGTAACCAAAGAGCTTGGTCAGTTATTTCAAGGAAGCAATTTCAAACAACTTCAATCGCTAGTAGATCCAATTCTTGTAAAAAATCAGTTGACTGACAATTCTAGAAAATCCGATGTTCAATTAATTTCTTCAATTTTATCAGGCGGAATGAAAGATTATTCTCCTGTGACGGAGCTGTTGGCTCAGATGGGTGTTACGTCTCGTCTCGCTCAAGAAAACGCATTAAAAATGGCTTTAGCCACAACAAACAACAGACATTTAAGAAGAGATGTAACAACAGGTTTCCGCAGATATTCTGGTATGACGGCTATTGACGAGCCAGTTATTGTCACAGATAACGCTCCAGATAGATATAAAGCGTCTTATTTGTCCGGTGGACGCATAATAAAATCAGACAAACCAACTCCCAAATTGCCAGCAAGCAACAGGGCGACGGAAGAAGAATTTTATCGCGCTATAAGAGATGAAATAGAATCAGGAAACTCTGTTGCTTTTGAAGCCGCAATCAAATCTGGTCTTGTTCGACAGGTTAACGGCGGAAAATATAAATATATCGATATTGCGGATGCCAACGGCGCACTATTAGATCAGTTTGGTGGATATGTTGCTCAGAAAGCCAGAAGGGCTTCTCAAGGCGCCCCGCAATACATCCGCAGATTTGATGACTTTGATTATCAATCTGCTATCGTGAGAAATGATAGCAAAAGAAACAGAGAAGCTCAAACATTAATGTGGTTAGATCGAAGGCCGGACGCGATGCCATATATTAAAGAGGGCTGGCAAATCCCACAAGGATTACGATACGAAGACGAAGAACATGTTACTCAAAAACTAAATAATTCTGCAATGATCAATATTCCACGTATGGCAATTCAAAATGAAGGCGGAAAACTTCGATTTACAGTCCAAACGCCGAGACAGAATAATATTGATCCTCATTTATTAGATTATAATTGGAGAAAGCAAAACGGCATATTTCAAGACGTAAACGATGAATGGATTACGATGGGGAGAAACCCTCTGTTAGATCGAATTATTAGATTGACTCCCGGAGCCAAGTTTGAAGATTGGAGTTTTGGATACGGCTTCGATGAAAAAAATCTTCCGAAAAAAGGCGCTCCGATGATCATCGATGTGCCTCTTGATTACTTTAGAGAACACGATGAGCACGGAAACGTTAAATTCAAAGAAGAAAAAGATTTAAAAGGAAAGACTCAAAGAAAAGCATATTTCGCCGGAGACAACGCAAATTTAATAGATCAAGTTAATCAAGGTGCCGTTGTAACGCTTAGTACAGAAAATCAAGGAGATCTTGAATATGTTAAAGCTGTGTCCAACGTAACCGGCGGCGGAAGCATGAAGATGATCCGAAAAGATGTCTACGATGCTCTTATCAAGCAAGATAAAGCCCGTGGGATCATTCCAATGCTTTCTTATTTTAGTGAAACGGACGAAAACAATTTACTGATAGATCCTAAAACTGGTAAGGCAATAGATCCATATTCAGAAGAAGGCGTAAAACAATACGCAAAATATTTTTCTAATCAATCTAAAATGCTTTCAAACTCTGTTCCGATCGAGGAATTGGGAGGAAAAACGCCGCGCGCTGCAGTTGTGAGTTTTAAGTCGTTTTACGATGCAATCGAAAAAGAAACGCAACAAGAGTTCGAAAAAAGATTTCGTTTCGATGGCGGAGCATTAATTGATGACAGAACATACTCTAAGGATGTTCAGGCAAGAATGGGCCCCGCAAAATTTCTTGCAATTCATCAGGATTGGAGAAAGTTCTTAGAAGATGCGGGATTCGCTTATAGAGATAAAGAGTTTGAAGGCGATGACAATCTTCACTTTTTTATGGCTGGACAAGGAACAACGGCTGCTCAAGTTGCAAGATACAAAGAGCTAAACAATAGACGTCGCAATTTAACAGAAGACGAGTTAGCTGAATTTAGAGAATTACGAGATCGTAGAATGGTGGACGTCATGAGAGATGACGTCGAAATGCTTGTCGATGAAACCGCTGTGAAATCCATAGGTGCGTTAAGTCATCTTTCTCCGGAAGAGTTTCTTAGTATATCCGAAACACTTACAAAGAGCAATTCCAATTCGGCCTTTAGCAGATTAACGGAAGATCAAAAAACAGCGATCAAAAACAGATCTTCTAAAAGTAACAGATCTGCTGTCACATTGACTGCCGATCAGGTAAATGAGTTATTCAATGAATCTGGTAACCCAGCATATGATTTTGGTTTCCGACTGATGAAAGATACCGAGGGTTTCTATGGTAAGAAGCAATTCTGGTCACCTGCTTATATGTCTTCAGTTGTTGTCACACCTGAAATGATGAAACGGTCCGAAGCAAATTATCGAGAAGCAATTCAAAAACTGTCTACTCCTGAAGGAATTATCGATTACCTTTTTTCTGGAAACGATAGGGATTCAAAAAGAGTGCAACAAGATAGTTCCCTTCTTTACACTGATCGTGGAATACAATTCAAAATTCAGAGAGCAAAAAGAGATCTGCAAGAAAAATCACTTCGCGGCTACGCTATGCTTCCAGCCGATATGCTTGTCGCAACACCAAACCCCTATAGTTTATGGAATCCGGTTGGAAATTATTTAACAGGACACGATGCTCAAGGCGAGGCAGCAAAACTGAAAGCAAAAACCGGAACAATTATTACACAAAGAGGAAGCACCAAAGATTTAACAAACGCTACAAGAAGTCCTTATGCTGCCGGTTCAAATTTCTTTGCCACGATTCAAAGAAGGCAAAAGGCAGCAGAAAGATATGGATTGTCTCCAGATGCTGCAGTTATGAACATCGAAGACTTATACAGTCTTAACACTGGCGACTTTGATGGGGACTTTATATGGTTGTACCACGCTCTTGCAACGGATGATGACTTCAAAAAAAGAACAGAGAAAAGAAATCGGTATGCGCAACAAGCCATGAAGTCCATTGAGAAAGAACGAGAAACCGCCAAAGATCTCCAAAAAATGATAGGCGGAGAAACGCGCGGGACAAGAAATGGTGCAAGTTTCGCAGAAGCGTCAAACGTTGAACAAGAAACTACGACCGGGGGCGTGGGTTTAGGATACAAAGCGGGGCAAGTTGTCGGAAGAACTCAAGATTTAAGCGATGAAGATGCTGGAATAGTCGATGCATACGCAAACCAAACATATGCCGACGCTATTGATTTAATTAAACACAGTGACATGCAAGTCGCGCAAGCATCCGGTAAGGCACTCGACGCAATAAAAACAAGAAAGCCGATTGAGCGTTTAGTACAATCTTTGTTTAGCGATGAAGATAACAACAAGGTTGGTGCAACGGACATATTTGCATATGGATTGCCAACATATATAGATGCTATAGCTACGTCAAATATGCGTACACAAAAAATGTTTGCAGATATGGACCCGACGTATGGATCTCGCATACGAGAAGCTTTAACAAACAACATTCAAGCGAGATTTGGAAATGCAACTCAAACCGAAAAAGATTTAGCAGACTGGTATTCCGGACTTGTTGGCAACAAAATGTCTGGAAATTTCCAAATTTCTAGCAACGAAGATTTACAAAAAGGCGAACAACTGATTGCAAAGCTTCAAAACGCATATAACGCCGAATATAAAAAAGATCAAAACAGCGAGATTACTAAACGAATGGGCAAACTCCTTGGCGAAGCAAGATCTGCGATTCAGCAAGAGACGCTTCTTGGTTGGACAGAAGGCAATCTTGACGATATTAACAAATACTACGAACTTGCGCATTGGGACAATCCGATCAAAGACGGCACGTTTGTCTCAGAAAGTGATCGTGATGTTGCACGCATTCTGTTCCAGAAAAACGCTCAAGACGCAATAGCCGAAAGAAAGCGAGCAGAAGAAGACCAGATTAACGAAATAATACGAGACAAAACAGGAAGAACCGGAAATCCACAAAGACAATATTTGTTAGAACGGCTTCACACCGCATATAAACATACCGGTTTTAACTGGTCGAATGCGTCTGCATATATGGAAAAACCAATTGATTTTTTTGGTTTAACATATTCAGATGTTTTCGGTGGAGATACTTCGCACCCAGGATCGGAAATGTCTCCAGAGGGGTATATGCGCTTTGACCCTAAAACTGAAGAGTTGCAGTATGCAACAAAACAAGGACACGTTTCTCAAAGAGAGCAAATTGCAAGAAGAATTCTAACAGGATCTACTATTCCGTCAGATATAGATGCGGATGCTTTTCTGGGTTCTGCTGCTCACACGTTTATGGAAACATACGGTAAGCTGAGAAAAGGCGCTAATCCTTTAAATGATTTAGAAGCAAGAAACGAAGCGTATAAAGCATTTGAAAACTACTTATTTGACGATGAACATAAAAACGAGCGCGATCAAGCAAGAGTGTCTTTTTCTGTGGAAAATGGTCGTATCGTTGCGCATCACGCAGACGAAGCCACACAAAAACGACTCAATGCAAAATTGTCATATGGTCAACGGCGTAATGTTAACGGCAAGACAACATATGGTTCTCTGGATGAGATTGCCCAGCATTATTATGGTCCTTTATACGAAGGGCGTAATCATATCGGCGAAGGCATGATTATGTCCGAAGGCGTCATGTATAACGATAATGGCGAACAGCTAATTAGCAAACGAACCGAAGGAGGAAATGGCGTTTGGCTTGTTCCGACTCAAGATGGACAGTTAGTTATTGATATGCCAAGATACAAAAAAGACGCAAACGGACAAACAGTTGAAAGACAAGCTGGTTTGTATTTCACGCCAGACATGATTAAGAAAGACAAAAATGGAAACATTACAATCGCAGACTGGAAATCCAGCGGAACAGGACAAAAGCATGCAATTGCACAAATGGCGTTCTATGCCACACAACTAGAGGAGTTAGGGCGTCAATATTGGCAAAATGGTGCCGTAGATAAAGATCTTGAATGGTTTGGACAGTTTATAGATAAAGATACGGGTAATTCAAAAATAACAAACATTGAAGCAATTGATATGTTTGCTCAAAATCCAAAACAAAGAATCCTTACTTGGCGTTACAATCAAGATAAAGCACAAGAAGTTAGAGATGAAGTTTATAACGGGATGAGAAGATTGTCTCATTCTGCAAAAACAGGGTTTTACGACGAATTAAAAACAAATGTTCCGTTAAGAGATGCAAAAGATAAAGGCGACCCGAATCGTCCTGTGTATGCTCCAGACGAGATATTAGATGATGTTTTCTTTAGTGATAGATCTAATGTTTTGGATGAAAAACTTTTGGCTAACCTAACAAGTGAAACAAACAGAGAAGTTTTACAAGGAAGAACAGGCTATAAAGTAGGCGACGGCGAATTTATTGATAATGATAAATCTTATCTCGTTGCCAAATTTATGAAGGATCAAGAAACATTACAGCAAGTTCAGCGTTTTGCCAATAAGCAAAGTATGAAATTGCACAATACTTCATTTGAGTCTTCTGATGCTTTCACTCAAAATATAGATCAGTTGCGCGACTTGTTCAATTTAGAGCAGAGAGAAACAATAGACCAGTATTTAAAAACTGTGAATACTGCTCCTGATGTAAGTTTGTTGTCTGGAGATTTTGATATTAATCAAAGAAAAGCCATTCAAACTATGGCTAATCTTTCTATGCTAAGAAAAGAGTATATTGATAATTTGGGCAAAACCGCAGAATACGACTATAATTCTATTCTTTACAGTAAAGGCGATATGCTGTCTAAATTACAGGCGGGCCGCAGAAAATACGAACAGGATATTAGCGCTTTACGCGGAGCTAAAAACGATTCTCAGTTTGTTCAAAATGGAAGATTTTTAACAGACGAAGACGAAGCATATGAATATTTAATGCAAAATTATGATCAGTCTCAGCGTGAAGGAGAAACAGATTTTCAGTGGCAAACAAGAATAAAAAATGAAGAGATCCAAAAAAGAAAAGACGCGAAGACTCTTGCGGCGTCAGCTAAAAAAGCAGAATCTCAATACGATAAACGGGTTGCTGAAATTGACAATTATCGAAAATCATTCGAAGTTGGATGGATAGAAGAATTAGAAAAACATAAAACGGAAGAAAACTTTGGACTTAATCAGCTTTTTAGTGGAGGTAGCGTCGAAAGCGTTATAAATAATTTAAAGCTAAAATCACAAGACATTCTTAACGCTACCACGGAGACAGATGCTGTTACCGGCGAGAAAAAAATTCAAGATGCGCTCCTTCAGCAAGCTTTAATAACATGGGCAGCAGATATTGATAAACAAGCTGGTTCCTTTGCAAGCATTCAAGGTACAACACTTGAACGGGTGATCAATTCGGGTGCTTCGTTTGACAACAAACGAGTGGAAGCCATGATGAACGGAACCGCTTTAGATCCAAATGTAATTCGTGATAAAGCTCTTTATGATTTCGGTGCAACATACGCTAAAATAAATCCAAGTGCAACACAAGAACAGTTAAATAAAGCAGTTGAAACATACGCAAAAACATACGATAATTCACTTCGAGAACAGCAAGAAATGCAAGCAATTCGCAACGATGTTTCTTACAATCGTTTTATGCGGCAGGGCGACCAGCTTAGTCGTAACCGTTACGGTGGAAGTCGAGGCATAGCAGCTCGTGCTTTAGCTATTCACGAAAGTGCTCTTTCTCAACAAGAGAACCGCCTGATGACGGCCACACAAATGCGCATGGATCAAGAAAGAGTCGTCGAGCAAAAGAAAGGCACGGAAGGTTATGATCAAGAAGTAGCCAAATTGAACGAGCTGAAGAATGCCGAAGCAGCAGCCCGCACAGAAATGGAACAGCTTGGCAAACACAGCGTCACTGCAGGAGACGTGTTTGCATCATTGGGTCAATCAGTTCAGGCGCTTACCCAGCGCCTTGGTCGCCAAGTCTTCCAAAAGGCTCTTCAAGAAACCAAACGCTTTGTCAAAGAGTTCGACTCTTCTATGAACGAGATCCAAGCCATCACGTTAAAGTCTGACACAGACATGCAAGCTGTTCGTTCTCAGACAATTAACAAAGCGTTAGGACTTCGGACTTCCGTTTCCAACGTTGCTACAACCGAAGCGGCACTCTATCGTCAAGGCTTGAGCGATCAGGAAGTATCCGAACGTACAGACTCCATTATCAAGTTTGCTACCGTTACAAAACTGAACGTTGCTGAAGCTACGAAGATCATTACTACGGCTCTCCAGAACGACTTGGTCGGCTCTGCCACCGAAGCAATGGATGCGCTTGTAGCATTGGGTGACTCTGCTGCTACGACCGCGGCCGAGATCGGTAAAGGCATGCAAAAGGCGGCCGCATCTGCAAAGGTTGCCGGTGTATCCTACGAAGAACTTACTGCACTCTTAACAATTGGTACATCCGATACCCAGTTAAGCGGTACTCAAGTAGGTACAGCCCTTCAAACCGTGTTCTCCCGTATGCGGAGATTAAGCCTGTCCGGCTATACGGCAGACCAAAACGGCGAGAAGACTACCACAAGCGATGCTGAAGCTGCATTAAAGGCTGTAGGTGTAGACCTGTGGGACGACAAAACAACGGGCAAAATGAGAACCGCTTACGAAGTTATGTCTGACCTGTCTAAGGTATGGCAGAACTTAAGCGATGCTCAGAAGTCTATTGTTACGAATGCTTTGGCTGGTACACGACAGACTAACGTATTCTCCACATTGATGGAAGGTATGTCGGAAGATGGCGGAGCTACGCTCGATAAATATTTGGGGCTGGCAAAAGACTCTGAAGGCATTACTCAAAGCAAGTACGAGATTGCGATGCAGAGTCTGTCTGCGTCAATGGAAACATTCCGTTCTTCGTTTGATTCTGTAGTGGCGAGCCTTGTAGAAGCAGGTTCTGTTACTGGAGTTATCGATGGCATTTCTTCTTTGTTCCAAGGGTTGTCTACTGCTGCCGAAAACGCTGGATCAATAGGCTCTGGATTAAGTATTATTACAGCTGGTATTCTTGGACTTACGGCGGCAATTGCAACAATCGTCACAACAGGAAGCGGTCCAATCGGATGGCTCTTGGGCGGACTAACTGCAGTTGCTACATTAGTTGGTGGTTTACATCTTTCATCTGTAATTGGACAAATTGCAAATCCGTTATCAGAAGATGATAAAACGCTTAAGGAAGCGCAGAAGAAACTTAATCAGAACAACGCGATGTCTGACGCTGCGCAAGATCAACATAAAAAGCAACTGGATGTTATCAAAGAAGTCGAAGAAGCAGGAGTTGCTTGGAAGAAACTAAACAGCATAGAAAACGAAAACGGTTTAAGAGATTCATTGCAGAATCTTGCATCTGTTTTCCCTGAACTTTCTGGTGAAATAGCGAAGGCAACAACAGACTTATCGAAGTGGAAAGATATTGTTCTTCAAGCAAGTTCGATTTCAGACAAATTTCTTCAAACCAATAAAGGATTATTATCCGAAAAAATTAGAGATCAGATTCAATTGAAGTTTAAATCTTCGTACAATAAGAATTTTGAACAAATATACGAAGATCCGCTTGCTCAATCTAATGCGTTAGCTGCATATAATGCATTTGCAGGAACAAATGATCCTTCGCTTTTTTCTTACGATCCTGGGTTTACGATGTTAACAGCGTATAGAATTGGCAAAGGAAATAAAGAAGTGGCCCCGTTTACAAAATACGTTGAAGCATTGTTGTCAAAAAACGGCTTAGATGATGCTTTGTCTTATTTGCGTACAAACAACGATTCAGACGAAGCTATGCCTGTTCTAAACCAAGCGGCAGAATTTGTTTTTGCAAGGATGAACAGCAAACCATCGTTCTTAGGAGATGCGAACAGCAGCTTAAAATATCATCGAGATGTGATTAATTCACTGTTTTATGATAGTGGTGTTCCTACAGAGATAATAGATGAATACGGAAACATCGATCCTTCTGTGTATGCGAGTCTTAATTCGTTAATGACGACCAACGGAAGACTCGAAGATAAACCACAGCACAGAAAAGATCTGAAATATTCATTGTTATCAATTCTTGCTCGAGGGTCTGCTCAAGTGCAAAGCTCGCTGCAAGAGCAATATCCAGAACTGAGACAACATATCATTGATAATCAAACATCTGTCGACCAAGTACCCGATGAAATTCTTGATCAGGCTGCAGATTGGTTAGACGAATTTGTAACCACACAGTCCAATGCAGGATTACTGTCTGCGAGAAGGGCCGCTTCGACAAAAACTATTCACGACGCAATCCAAGATCAAAGTAGCCTTATCAACTTGTATGCGACGGAAGATTTTTCTGCAGAGGCCATTACTAAAGCAATTGAAGCTAAAGTCGGCAAGGCGGTATTAAATGATAAAAATGGAATATATTTAGAAGACGGTGTTCCTACGCAAGCATTAATTGATTTAATTACTGGTATTTTCCCCGAAATTGAGGACGTTCAAGGATTAGAAAACTTAATCAAAGAATATAGCCCAGAAGATTATTATGGGTTTAAAGTAGGAAATAATGCTTTTAGAGCTGAAGATGAAGCAAAAAGATTTGTTCGTAATTCTTATGGCAAGTATAGGCTTTCTGACATCAAACAATATAAAACAAACGCGACGGTGTTTCAGTCAACCGAAAGTCTATTTGACGCAGCTCGTTTAAAGGCAAACGAAAAGAACCCTTATGACACATTAAGAATTCTGCAGCAAGGGGTAGTTTCTGGACATACGGTAGATGAAAGAAATGATTATATTGCCAGAATCCTTGGCGAAGGGGATTTGTTGTACAATCTGCAGAATGGAATCATAGACGAAAGTCAGCTACCAAAAGAAATAAGACAGCTGATAACTCGATTTGACTCCGAACAAACACAAACGCTTAAACCGATTGAAAATTATAACGACTGGCAAAGTTTCTTGACTGATCTCGATAACACCGAACTTGGCGCCACGATGCAAGCTTATATGGCAACTAATCCAGAAATGATTGCTGCTTATATGAGCAGAAACGTTAACCCAAAAGAATCTTTGAATACGTTCAAGTCTGCGGTCGCAAACGCCAAGCCCGGACAGTTTAAAACGCCTGACGTTATGGAGTCGGTAATGAACACCATCACGTCTTCACCTGAATTCATTGAAGAATTAACAACAGATAAAATTCTTGAGCCTTTCTATAAGCAGATGCAGTCTTTCTTCGGTGGTGAGGAACAGCTTGCTGCTGTCTTTGAGTCGATCACAAGTGGCACATATGAAGGTTCGGACGCTCAGAAAGCTGTAAATGAAGCGCTTACAAAGGCAAGAATCAAGAAGTCTCTCAGCACCAAGCAATATCTGTCTTCCGATGTTGGCTCTATGGCTCAGCAAATTATGTCTGGTTTTACCGCCGGCGATTTTAAGGATTGGACTGGAGCGCAAGCTGCATTTGACTTCGACGAAGGAGATTGGTCTGCGCTTGAAAGCGCATACCCTTCTCTTAAGAAATTCTTAGATCTTACCGAAGCCCAACGTAGCACCGGCGAAGGTCAACTTATCAAACAGCAGGCCGAAATAGAGCTCTCTGTTACAGGTCTTGATACTCTTGAACAAGCAGGAGAAGTGTTGTCCGGTACTAAGCAGTTGATCGAAGACTTGAAAAAGGGCGGAGAATTTGAGATTAAGGCAAAAATTAGATTAGAAAATGAAGCCTCAGAAATTCAGAAGAACGCCGCAAAGATCACCAATGGAACTTATGCAGAACAGGTTGAATCAATGTTAGCTGCCGGTATCTCTGCGGAGTCAATTGCTACAAATCCCGGAGATTCTTTAAAGCAAGGAACTGATTATTGGGCTGAACAGCGAAGACAAGAAGCCGGAAGATTAACTGCTATGTTACAGGCCGGAGAAACAGAAGAAGCTAATAAAACAGCGGCTGAAAATGGATATACTTTTGTTCCCGCAGAAGACCAAGAAAAAGTAATTAATCATTTAAGAAATGATCTTGGTTACTTTATGGGCCCAGACGGAACATGGTATTCTTCAAACCCGTTTGATTCAAATGGTAAGTTATTGCCATTTGCAGATGGCATGATATCTGAGTACGCAACACAACAATATGCAAATTTGACAAAAGGATATTTTGTGCCGGGTGAAGATGTTGGGCAAGTGCCTTATGTAAATACGGCAGTGGGCAAGTCACGTCCATTGAGTCCTTATGAGATTAACATTGCTCAACGCCAACTGCTATATGCTTCGACTCAGGAAAAATGGCAAAATGTTTACGGCTCAGACCCGGATTTAATGAAAGCTGCGTCAGAATCTTTTGGCGAACACGGCCAAAACGTTTTGGCTATGTTCAACAATCCTGAAGTTTCTCCAGAAGAGCTTGCAAAAGAACAGGCGCTTGCAGTACAAGAGCTTAACAACAACCTGAGGACGCAGGTCGACGAATATAGAAATCAACTGTTGTCTGCAAGTCAAGCAGAAAACGCGTTCAACAATTACGCTTTATCTCCTGATGAATATGCTTCTACGATAGCTTCGTTCCTTCCGAATAGAAACGAAGCAGATGTCAAGCAGATTATGAACGGAAACGACAACAAAGCAAAAGAAGCGCTGAAAAAAGAGATTCAAGATCAAATTCAAACACTTCTGCAGACAATTGCAAATGGGCTCAATATCGATATCGATCCAAGTGATACGAGCTCTGCGTTTGAGACGCTTTCAGCTGCTCTTCAGGGCGTTGATGACAAAGCAGCGGAAGCGATACTGCAAATAGCCAAAATGTTTGATGAGTTTGGTAATCTTACTCCCACGTCGACGGCCTCTGCTTTGAGTGATTATGCTTCAAGATACAAATCGGGCCGCGATTCAAGAAACAAGCTTCAGCAAATAATCGACGCTATTGATAACGGTTCTGTCAGCACGATCAATACTATGCTCAGTGAGAATGCTGGATTATTTGAAGGCGACACGTTCGCAGATAGAAAGAAGAGCTTTGAAGAATGGTTATCTCATCAAACGCAAGGCGTTCAAGATATTTTCGGCGAGATGGCCGGAAGAAGTCAAAACCAAAACTTCTTCACAGAATCCGACATCAGCAACTTAAGAAATGAATCTGTTTTCGGCAGATTAACTTACAACCGTGATTCAGAAGCATATTACAAACAGTTTACAGGCATGCTTGACGCCGAAGGCAATTTGGATGTTAAAGCATTTAAGACAGCCGCAACGGAAGACGCGGACGGATTTGGGGAATGGGCTCAATCGATCGAATACGTCAAAGATATGCTCAACGAGTCCAAAGACGGCGTTGTCCAAAACGGAGAAGCGCTTGAGCGGTTTAGAGTCAACGCCTTAGCAGATGCCCTTGACGCACAAAACAAATTTGGTGATTCAACAAAACGAATTACTGACGCAATGAGAAAATCAAAAGGTACATTTGAAGAGCGCACTGATTTGATGACTCAGTATCGCAAAGCCATTGCAGATGCAAATAAGTACCAAAACGCGATGGCAAGGCTTCAAGGGAAAAAGGTCTCAAAAGAAGATGAAAGCCTGTTTGAAAGTCTTAATTTCTCCAAGAAGAAAATCGAAGATGCTAAAAAAGGTAACGCAGAAGCCGTAGATGAGATTTACGCGGCTCTGGAAAAAGAGTCACAAAAGTATTCTACTGAAGCGCAAGATATTGGCCTGGGTATTATTATGTCGGATACCGAACTTCAAGACGCGATTCAAAAACAAGTTCAAAGCTATAGTGATAATCTTGAAGACATAACGATTGAAGGACCCGGCATTACCGTTGAAAACGGTGAAGTAACTTACAACGGAGAAGCTCTTCTCAGCGAATTTGGAAGCAAAATGGACGAACAAACCAAACAGCTGATCGAAGAAGCACTTGCATCTGGTGGTACTGCAACAGCCACAGTCGACGGAGACGGAAACATCGTCAACGTTTCTTGGAGTTTCTCTCCTAACGGGGGCGGTGGAGACGGTGCCAGCGGCGGTGGCGGCGGTGGCGGCGGTGGTAAGTCCAAAGCCCAGAAAGCCATCGAAGATGCAAAGCATGCTTTAACTGAACTCGAGCATCTCCAAAAGATATACGATACTAAACTCAAGCATGCAGAGTCTGTTAACGACCGTGTTGAATTTAACTCCGCGTTTGAATCACAGCGTCAGAATTATTCACAGATGGCGGCCGTCTATCGTCAAAATATTGAAGCTCTTGAAGCCCAGCGCGCAGGAATGAGTGAAACAAAAGACGATTACTGGTCATTAACTGATGCTATCAACGGCTACAAAGAAGCCCTTGAAGAACTCACAAACCAGATCATCGAATTAAACAAACAGAGATTAGATTTCATTCAGCAGCAACAGGACGTTGCAGACTCTTCACAGGACCGCAGAAAAACTGTTGCAACCGCAGAAAAAGATTATAGCGCATTAATCGAAGACTACGACACCCATCGTGCAAGAGTTGCTGAATTGGTTAACTTGCGGCGTGAATCTTTTGCTCAGAACGTTCCGCAGTTAAACGAATGGAGAAACGAACTTGACCGCATCCAGAAGGAAGAAGGCCCGAACTCTCAGAACGCTATTGACATCATGAACAAGATTGCCGATATCGAAGCTGAGCAATTCAACTTGGAATCGGAGATCATTCAGGAAGTCAGAGATCTTAACGCTCTTGAGAATGAGATCCTTCAAACCGAACTGAGACGTGCAACCGAAATCCCAAGCGGCAACAGCAGGCTCGCACAGTCTGGCGCATCCCTTGCGGAAGCACAGGAGAACTACGCTCTTCAGCGGCAGTTCCTGCGAGACGACAACGCATTTATCGAAGAACAGCTTGCTGCTAAGGTTGCAGAAGCAGACAAGTTCTTTGCACGTGTGAATGACGCAGAATTGAAAGCTTCCGATCCTGACGGCTGGAGCGAAGCTCTTGAATCTTACATTTCCAACGCGGAAGAAATCGATAAGCTGCAAATTCAGTTAATCGAAAATCAACGCACAATTGCGGAGTCTTTCGTTAACGAAGTTACCAAAGGTTATGAAGATGCTACAAGAGCAGCGAAGGCTTATTCAGAGAGTGCTGTATCTATTGCGGAATACTTCAAGACCGGAGAAGAGTTTGAGAAGTACCGCAGCTCTATGCGCGATGCCATCAAGTTAACCGAGTCTTTACGTGAATCTACCGCTGTACAAGTTGCTCAATTGAAAGAGCAACTTGCTACGATGGATGAAGCTGATCCGGGATATCGTGAAATTGCAGACGCCTTGTATCAGGCAGAACAACAGGAGATTGATTATACAAAAGCAATTCGCGATAACACCATCGCTATGCAGAAGAATATCACCGAGCAGATTAAGCTAAATGCTGAACGCCAATCCATTGCGCCGGAAACTTATTCTTCTATCGCCGGATCTTATGGCGACATGTATAAGCGCAACGGCCAATGGGACGATTATAGAAAAGCGTTGCAGATTCAGATTGACGCGGCGAAACAGACAAAAGAGCTCGACAGCGAAGCGGCTCAACAGCTTTACGACAGAATGACGCACACCAAGGGAGAACTTCCCGAAACCGGTGATCCTTTACGTGAAAAGCAATCCCGTCTGGAAGCTGAAAGAGATGCTCGTTTGGCAGAACTCAACGCCCAACGAGACGCTGAATATGCAAAGCTTCTGGAATACCAACGCAGACAAAATGAGATCGATAAACAACGTGCTGACTTATTGGCGAATCCGCCGCAAATGATCGTACCTGATGTTGAACCCGTCTACGAAGAGCGTGAAACCGGAGAAGTACGTACCGTTGGCAGAGAGCTTACCAAGGAAGAAGCAGCAAGAAGAAAAACACTTCAAAACCAGCTTCATCAGCTCGAAGCCGCAATGAACGGCAAAGGTGTGCAATTTGATTTATGGGGAACAGCCAGAGCAACTGTCAGACAGTTAACGGCTCAGTCAAAGCAGCCCGGTGGCGAAAATATTCATGTTCCGACCGTAGAAGATGTCGCAGGCAGTCTTGGCCCAGCTCTTAAAAAAGCACAGGAAGAAGCAAACAAAAAGCGTTTGTCTTCAATGCAGGAACAATATGATAAGCTCAAGGAACAACTTGATGAAATTGAAGCTACCACAAAGACAGAAGTTGCGGCTACCGAGACGGTGAACGTTGCTCAGGTTCAGGCGGAAGAACAAGCCAGAGCCGATTACGAAGCCGCGATGGAAGAGTACAATGGGCAGCTTGAAACTCTTGCTTCTCAGGAATCTGATCTCGCCGCAAGCATTGAAGCGACCAATGCCAACATTGACTCCATCAATGCTGATATTGACAAGACTTCTTCTGAATTCGGCAGTATGATTCAGTATGTCACAGATGAAATGGGCGAAGCTTTCTTCACGGAAGTCGAGTCCTATATGGATGCATATCAGAATCTTGCCGAGCTGATGAAATCCGACGCTCAAAAAGCAAAGGAAATCTTCGATAAGATCTCTGAGTATCAGGATATTACAAGGCAGAAAGTACTGTTTGATATCAATGAAAGGAACCGTGCGGCCAACGGAAGCATCAACCTCGCAAACTCTTACGCCGGAACATATGGCAAGACAAGCGAGTACGATCTTCAAGCCGAAGCTTATGCAACAAGCTACGCACAGAGAGCAACTACTATTGCGACACTGAGAGATGCTGCCAATGAGCTCTACGAAGAAATCATGTCGCACGATGAAGATAATCCTTGGATATCCGAAGAAGTTAAAGATAAAGCGATTAAAGAGTATCAGAATATTATCAAACAGTATTCGGACGAAGTCTCTGCCGCAATTCAGGATCGCTTCAACGAAGAAGCGGCAAGGCATACCAAGATTACTGAAGACAATAACGATACCAGGCGGTGGATCGATCAGGCAATGGCTGTCAATCAGGCGGCTGGAGCAATCTATCTTAACCGCGAAGACTTTGAGAACTATCGTAGGCTTCTCGGCAATAACGAAGTTCAATTAAACAAGAGCATCGAAGCCCGTAAAAAGCATATCGAAGCACTCAAAGAAGAATTAGATGAATACAGAGATAATCCAAAGCTTCTTAGGCAAACCATCGATGAGATTAACAAAGAAGAGATTGCGATTCTCAGCGACACAAAAGCCATCGAAGAGAACACCAAAGCAATCGAAGCCAACCGTATGGCTCAGCTTGATCTTGCTACAACCCGTGCAAACCTTGCATCCACAACGAACGCTCAGTTAGCTAACACCTATGCGTCTATGTCGCAGCAGGCAGGAGACTGGGAAGGTTATCGTGGCATGTTAAAAGCCGGGAATGACGCAAACCGTACAACGTATCGAAACAACAAAATTGAAATCGATACGCTTACACAGCAGCTTCAAAACAGAGAGATTACTGATCCGCAACAACAGTCTGCAGCGATTCAGAGGCTGTATCAGCTGATTACCAACAACGCAAGCCTTCAGGCCACAATGGAATCCAATGAACGGGCCATAAACAAGTCGTATCTTGATGAGACGGCGATGAATGTCAACCTTGGCACGCTTCGTCCAAACTTCCTGAACGATGTTTACGGGCAATGGGCGTCTCGCTACGGTTCGATTGGCAACTATGCGGCGCAAAGGGGCGCGTTAAATCAGCAGTTACAAGCTTCTCAGCAAATGGTTCCCGTTTACGAAGAAGCAATTAAGGAGCTTAAAAAGCAGATCGCCGGACTGGAAGAAGGTTCTCCTGAATGGCAGGAAGCTACACAGCGCCTGTACGAATATCAGGCTGCACTTCAGAAGCTCAAGATCTCTATGGAAGAAGCGGCTGAAGCTATCAAAAAAGCCGTTATCGATGAAATTGTAAAGACCTACGAAGATGCTTCTCGCGGGCCGTTACACAACATTGAAAAGGCCGGTATCTATGCGGGAATGTATAACAGTACCATGTTCTACGACTTGTATCAGAACATGCTGGAAACGCAGATGGAAGACAGAAAGCCTGTTCGTGAAGCAATTCAGAAAGAGATAGAATCTCTGCAGGCAGAGCTTGAAAATACAAGGGGAACATCTCAGTACGACAGAGTTGTACAGGAGATTTATACACGTCAGAATGAATACGTCCGGCTTGAAGCTGATGATATTCAGGCGTTGATTGACATTGCAAATTCCAAAGTAGATTCCACGCTAAAGGCACGGCAGAAGATGATCGACAGCTTCGACCGTGAGATTAAGGTAGCGTCCATGCTGTCTCAGTATTATTCTGAGAACAAAGACAGCGAGATGTATACCAAAGCAATAGAGAGACAAAAAGAAGCGATTAAAGCAAAACAAGAATATGAAATCAGTGAAATTGATACACTTCGAGAGTTGGCTAAGACAACCCCGGAGAACACAGACGCTTTCGAAAAACTCGAAAAACAGATCTATGACTCTGCAATGTCTGTTGCGGAAATGGACTATGAACTCATCAAACTCGACAAGCAGATCAAGAGCATGGAAATTGATGAAATGCTCGAACGCATGTCCAGAGTGGATGAGATGCAGAACCATCGCGCAGACATGTACACAACCGTAAGAACACGGTATCAGAACAGGGATGAATTGACTAATGTCAATACAATCCTTGCCAGCGAAAATGAGATTCAGGAAACCCGCGCTGATACCTTAAGGTTGTTCATCGAAGAGCTCGAAGCCGAGCTTACAACCGTAGCGGAAGGCGGAGACGAGTACTGGAGAATTGCTTCGGCAATTATGAAGTACGAGAAGGAACTCGAAGAAACAACCAACACTGTTGAGAGCAACACCAAGGCGATGTCGGAAAACAGGAAGCAGATTCTTGAAAACCGCAAAGCCGTGGAAGACATGGTGGATGAAGAGATCAGAAAAAGAATTCAAGAAGAAAGAGATATGCTGGCAGGTACAACTTCGAACCAGAACCAGATTCTCGAAATTCTCAGGAATTCTTATCGGAATCGTTTTGAGTTATACGAGAGAGATCTCAACAAGCAAAAAGAAGCGCTGAACGAAGAAAAGGGATTGATTAACGAACGGCTTCAAATGCGGAAGAAAGCCCTTGAAGAAGAACGTCAGACTGAAGAACTGGCAGAACTTCAGCGGCAATTAGCGCTTATCTCTGCAGACAGTTCCAGAACCAAGGAAGCAAAAGAACTCCGTAAACGGATTCAGGAACTGCAGCAGAACAGGGCGTTGTCTTTAGCAGAAGACGAAGCAAATGCTCAGGCTGAAATGCTTGACGATCAGATTAAATCCATTGACGATAACCTTGATTATCAAAGAGAAAAGCTGGACGAATACCTTGAAGATGCCAACAACTTCAAAGAAACCATTGATATTTTACTCAGCGGTTCTTTTGAAGATCTTATGGAATGGGTCAAAGTAAACGACGAGACTTACAAGAACAGTCTTGACGCAACCCGTATGGAAATGACCAATTCCTGGGAAGACACTTGGAAGCAGATGAAGGGCATTGTCGATACTTACTTCGAACAGATTAACGAAATCATGCAGTCTGCGGATTCTCTGCTTGGCTACATGACAGAAAGCACGGAATACAAAAATCTTTCTGAGTCTGGTCAAGAGCTCTATATTCAGAACATCTTGGATGCTTACGAAAAGATGAGAAAAGGCGAGCTTGATAATGCAGATTACGAGCACTTTGATGATTTTGTGTTTAGAAGAATCCTAGAAGAGCTTCCAGAATGGTGGATTGATCTTCTGAACAACAAGGTTGAAGGCGGTTCTAAGATAGTTCCTTCTACTTTTGAACATGATCCAAACATTGCACCTAATACGTTTAGCGATGGATCTCCTTACTTAGGTCTGACAGACAACTCGTTGTGGATGGAAGCTGTAACGCAGTTTGTTGAAAATAACACAAGTGCTACAACCGGATTTATCGATTCCTTAAAGAACGCAAAGGATTCAAAACTGTACGGGGAGATCCTTGGTTCTCAGAGCACAATCGAAAGCAAAACAGCTGAAAGAGATAAACTTTTGGCTTCTGTTGCGGGCATGGACAAAGGAACAGAAGACTATATTACCACAACAAACGAGATTAACGAACTTGGTTTCCAGATCGAAAAAGAAACGGCGCGCAAACAAGCGTTGAACGAGATGTTTATTGAAGAGTTGACAACTCAGGTCAACGACTCGTTTGCAAACACGTCTCAAGCGATTAACTTAATGAAGGATATTGCGACAGATTCGTTAAACGATCTGACTATTGCCATCGGCGAAGAAGGCACAAAAGAGTTTGAAAACACGCTCGCTTCCTTACAGGAGAACCGTACGACACTTGAAAACTTCGTAAACACTTTGGACGCGGACACGAAAGCAACGGTCATGAATCTTTACGACAATATGACTTCGAACTTAGATACCGAGTCTGAGATGCTGAATGATATGTCGACGGCCGTCGGAGAAAGAACCGGTGAGCTTGCTGAAAATGTTTCCAATACAGCATCTCAAGCATCCAGAGAAATTAGCGATACTTCTAAATTGCTTGCCGGCGATCTCGAAACGATCACAGGAAACGCTGCGTTTGATCTCAATGACAATATTGATCGCAAACTTGTAGAAGAATACAAGATTGAGGAAGCCGAAAAGAAAACCATTGATGACGCATCCAAACAGTACTCTACAGATTCGCAAAGCCTGACAACCGCCCTTGGCGAGCTTAAGGATAAGATTGAAGGGATCTGGGGAGCTGAAGGAACGCAAACGACAGCGATAGAAGGGCTTACCGGAGCAGAGAAAGATCTGACCAGCCTACTTAATGAGTTTGTAAAACCCGGTGGCACAATGGATACATACGCAAAGGAGATTAACGAGTACGCCGCATTAGTTTCGGGTTATTCTGGAAATGTAGACACATATCTTTCTGCGGTTTCGGGTTATTCTGGAAATGTAGACACATATCTTTCTGCGGTTTCGGGTTATTCTGGAAAGATAGACACATATCTTTCTGCGGTTACCGGAGTCACCGTTTCGATGAAGAATGAGATTTCCAACTTTGAACGGTATGTCGACAAAAAACTAACTGATGTAGACGCCGCGCTGAAAGCCGGAAGTATGGAGTCGTTTATCAACGGGATGTACAATACGCTTCTTGGTAGAGATGCTGACGCAACAGGTATGTCTACATGGTTAAACCTTGGAGACAAAAACAAGATTGTTGAAGGTATTCTCGGCAGCGATGAATTTAATTCTTTACATCCCGAAGGAGCAGATGCATTCCTGAGCGCAAACGGATTAACAATCGCTGGGCTTACAGGCTCTGCTACCGGGTCTTCGACGACAACATCCGGCAGTTCTGGAAAAACAAGCGGTTCGAAATCTGCCGCAGGAAAAGCTAAAACCAATAGTAATACGGGTACAGCTACGGGTATGATGTATTCTTACGCCTGGGGCGCAGTCTGGGACCCCGCTGCTAATAAATACATCGCACAACCTGTTGATCCTAGCAGTCCTCTCGCCATGTCTCAAGACGATGCAAGGGCGTTGGCGCAAGCTGTTAACGGAGAAAAAGTTGATGCGAAAAATAGTTTTGGCAAAGATAACCCGACATGGACACAGCAGCAAATCGAAGGCTATCAACGAATGGGTAAAGAAGAATACACTAATACCAAAAATAAGTTTAAAGCTGGAGAGTCTGTAACTAATGATTATGCTTTCGTTGCCTATATGCATGACAACGGCGATGTTGAATACTCGGATAACAGAAATGCTAATTCTAATTTAAGTAAAACCATCGGTAAACTTACTGATTACGCTATTGGTTCCGCTCAAGATCTTGAAAATCTAGAATCAGTACTTAATCAAAAAGGCGTAGGCGTAGGCGACATAACACACGTTGGCGACGGCGGAACAGTAACAGCAGATACTTCAAAGACTTATAATGTAAAAAACCACAACACAGGACAAACAGAACGATTAACGATTGAAAAGAAGTATGCAACAGGTGGATTGGTAGATTTTACAGGTCCTGCTTGGGTGGACGGAACAAAGATCAAACCTGAAGCGTTCCTTGATTCAGTTGATACAAAATTGATTCAATCTCTTACCGACACACTTCGGTATGTCTATGTAGCATCTCCTTTGATGCCGCCGAGCGATTTGATTGGCAACAACTCCAATACCATTGGAGATGTCCATGTTACGATTAATCAGGCTGAATTGAAGAGCGACGCAGACTTCGAAGATGTTGCCAGAAGAGTTGGTCAGGTATTTACAAAAGAGCTTACAAAACAAGGATTTAATCTTAGTAATTATGCGAGTTAAAAGCACGGGGAGGACGGGATTTGCCGTCCTCCCCCTTGTCATTTAAAAAGTGACTAATAGTCATTTAAAAACTTGACCATTCGAAAACATACGTAAAGGGAAAGAGAAAGGGGGTAAGTGACTTGAAATGTGATTTCGCATTCTGCGGAATAACTGCATCTAGTTTGGGTTTGCAGTATGCGCCAGAATTACAGGATACTTATATCTATCGTCCGGCTGAATCAGAGGTCCACGAAGAAACATTCGAAGGGCACAACGGTGGATATATTTACGGTGCGTGGAAGAAGCCGAAAGAGTTCAGTTTGCGCTGTTTTTTTGAAGAAAAGCAGATTGACCGTGGCATGCTAGATAAGATTCACTCTATCTTTAAGCCCGGTAGAACAGGCAAGCTGATATTTAGCAGGCGGCCGTGGTGTTATTACAACGCAACTGTTATCAAAGTAGACGACACCCAAATTACAAACTACTTAAACGGCGTCGTTACAATTGTTTTAAAAGCCGCTTATCCGTTTGCTATAAGCGATATTATGTATCGTGAAAGAACCGACAAATACAGAGAAGACATGATGCAGAATACCGCAGTATATGAAAGAGCGGACATGTTGCTCGCAAACACATTTGCAAATCAGACAAGCGCATTTCGTGCATTACTTGGGAACCCCGGTACAGAGTTTACTCCGGTCGGCGTATATGTAGACGGAGACGCTTCAGCCGGAATAAAGATCACGAATCTTAACACAGGGCAGGAAATGAAGCTAACAGCGTTTTCTAAGGTAACAACAACCGACGCTGATAAAAAGATCTACGTCAATAGCATGAACGGTAAAACATTATTAAAATCTGATTCAGAATCAGAACTTGCGTTCATTTATCACGAAAGCGGGTTTCTGTATCTAGAGCCAGGGTATCCTACAAAGCGGAACATTTACGTTTCCTACGTAGATGGATCAGTTCTGACAACGAAAGGCTTTTTTCCTGACGACATTGTCGGTGAATATATATTTGCCAACGGAAGCTGGCATCGAATTATAGAAAGCATAAACAGACAAACAATCTATGTTTCAGGAAAAATGACGGGTTCAGGGACAGAAAGAACCCAGATTATGAAACTGAACGAGCTATATATTGAACCTATCGAAACAATGGATATCAATATTTCTTTTGTATTTAAGCCAACGTACACGTAAAGAAGGAAGTGAGAAGGATGCGAAAACTAACGCTGGCTATATGTGACTACAACGATAAGGTCGTATGCGATTTATACGACAACAGAACAGATGTAAGCGGCCAAGCGTATGACGTCCATCGGATTTCTGAGCGCAACGGATGGAAAGAGTTATCTTTTTCGGTTCCTTCTGTAATGCACGGAGATAGCGGCGAAGAAGAAAACTATCGCTTACGGTATCTGATTGCGGATTACAAGATCCGATTTGAAGACGACTACGAAACAGACTGGTATGTTTTGTCTGGAGAAAAGATTACACATAAAGCTTTTTCCAAAGATATTAACGTTACGGCCGGACATATCTCTCAAAGGTTAAAGATGAAGAATCTTGACCTTGAGTTCTCAGACGAAGAAGGAAATAACGTCGGCACGGCTTTGAGCATCCTGACAACCGTTCTTGAAGGTACTGGATGGACACCTGGTAACGTGGCAACCTTTTATGAAGACGACGGCGTTACTGAGAAAGTAAGATCCATGAAGGCTTCCGCAAAAACAGGTGCATTCAAACTGATTACCATGATGTGTGAACTGTTTGAAGCCAAGCCCATTTTTCACGGAGATACAAAGACAGTAGATATTCTCCCGTTAAATCCCTTTGCAAGAGAAGTGAGAGTGGAAGACGGACATATCTATGCAGGCCGTCCTATTCGTCTTGAGCCGGGAGAAATACCATCTATCGTGCAGCAAGGCACCAATATTATTGAGCTGCATTACGACAAGAACGTCAAAGGTATTTCCAGAACACTAAATACAGAGAACCTTGTTTCCAAGCTTTATGCTTACGGATCGTATGGAGATACAACAGACGGGCTATGCAGTCTTCAGAAGGTCAAACATAACGAGTATAAGTTCAATATCGAAACACCGAATATCGAATACAAGTTTTACGACATTGACCATATTGCTCATTATTTCACGGCCGGAGAAGCAGGAGAATACATCTGGTCAGATATGGACCCGACTTCCAGAAGTTATGTATGGCACGATCATGCCTATCGAATAACAAATGAACCCGTATCATCTCCTATGCTATTGGCAGATGTTATTCCAGAAGCGGTAGAGAACCACTTCCCTTACCTGTTAGACTTCGATTACTTCGACGAAGTAGGATTGCTTTCTGAAGAAATGTTTCAGAAGATCGCAGAATTCCAGAGAAACATGCCGGAGTTTCTGATCAAGGCCGAAGAAGCTTCCAAGGCTTTTACCTTAAAGGAAAACGAAGTCAGCATCACGGCCGAGTCTATGACAGGCTTAGCCAAGCTTGACATCACTTCCTATGCAAGAGCTGAGAATGGTGTGCTGAGAGTGAACCTTTCCCAAAACAGTTCTCACAGGATCGAAGCCATTGATGCTGAAATCCAAGAGATTGCTGAATCGGAAAGGACGGACAAAGAAACCGCCATTCAGTTATTGGAAGCAAGGAAAGCTATGATCCAGAATAATGACGAACCATATGTTATCTATCGCACGGACTACGACGCAGCAAGACGGAATCGTTTTACGTGGCACGCCGTCAACAAATTAAAAGAAAACGGCGACCCTGTTTCTGGAGCTGGAAGCGTGCTGTTTATCGTGCATGATACCGAGCCTGTAACATGGGAAATGGCGTATGTTCATCAGATCGATGAAAGATACCACTACGAAACCATTGACGGTGTAGAAACAAAAATCTGCGACGATTACGTGTACGGAATCAGCGAAGGACAGCCGGAGTATTTCACTTTATGGATAGACTATCGGGACGTTCCTGAACTTCAGCCTACGGACAGGTTCTATCTCTTGTGTACAAAGAGCATGACAGGATATCTTGGTGCCAAGCAAGTAGAAGATGAAGCTGCCGTACAAACACTCACCAACTCTACTAAAACTGTTACAGAAACACACCCAACATATTTTGAAATAGATACGGGCACACCTACGACTTCTATTTCTGCCATTGAGAATAGTTATGGATGGTGTTATCTTTACAACCCGTTCAATTACGATATCGGAAAACTGTATTTCTGTTATGGATATATGGGTGACCGAAAATGGAAGAAAGCGTATTGCCAGATGACAGAACCGGAAGGTGAAGATGGAGAGTATTTCCTAAACACCAAAACCAAAGAGTTCTTTCATAAAGAAAATGGCGTTTGGAAACAATGGAATTCCACCGACGACAAACGTATTGCAAACCAATTCAGTAAAGTCAACTACTATTGTCTGCGGCGGGATATGTTGTATAAGGGATTGTACGAGAAATACACAGTCAATACCCCTATTGGAGAACCTGGCAACTACGCCATTCGTACTGATTTTGGTTTCTATTGGGTGTTTACGACTGACCGGCCGAACAACATTTACCCAGAGCCTATCAGACCGTTGGTTGACACAACAGAATACACAGTTTATCAGGCCGAAGATGTAAATTCGATTGTCTCTGTAGATACCAAACCGTTTGATACAGTAGAGTACCCTTCCGAAAACCTTATCGCAGGTATTAATTTCGCAACCGGCACAATCAACAATCAAGGAGCCGACGAAACAAATAAGGACTGGAAGAGATCCTACAATATCAGTATCTATGAACTAACTAATTACGAGTTTAATTTGCCTGAAGGAAGTAAGATCTTTATCTACGATCATCACAAAGAGTTGATCGGAATATACTACACTTCTGAAGCGACTTCCTTCCGTTCTCCGAAACACGCTTATTTTTTAAGAATTGCGTCGCCTACTCTTCCTGAAAGCACTCATTACGTGCGTGTATATAACTACAATAAACTAATCTATGTTGACGATAAATTATATACCGTACTTGAAGATATTGTTCCTTCCGGCCTTTTGAAAGGCATTAATTTTCTCACAAAGCAATTTGCTGATCTAACAGACGAAGCATACGAGAATTACCTTCCTTCCCTATTGGCGGCTCAAAAAGTTGTAAACGACAAGAACAATGAACTTTCTGAGTTATTAGGCGATGTATATCGTGAAGGTTGGTGGCAGAATCCGGACTACGTGGAAGGCGACGAAGCCAAGCTTTACAAAGACACTTTGGATAACCTTATGGAGATCGCCAAACCAGAAGCTACTTACGACGTAGAATTTCTTGATTTGTATGAAGCGGAAGATATTTCAGAAGACAACGATGCAAAATGGCCGGACGTTCAAGATACCGACGCGGCACATCTGATTGACCCAGAAATCAATGTCAATCTATGGGCATATCTCGATAAAGTCGACAAGTGCTATGACAAGCCTTGGCTGACAAATATCACCTTGAATACCAACCTTTCTCTGATTGGACAGCATAGTTTTACAGACGTTATGTCCCGCATTGCGGACATTGCAAACCAGACGAAAGCACGGCAGGAAATATATGAAAGAGCGTCTACCTTAGGGCCTAAAGGCGAAGTTGTTACGCAGAAGCTTCAAGGCACTATTCAGCTTAATGCAAATAAGTTAAACAGCGGTGCTACAAACTGGTATACAGACGATCAGGGTGCAATGATCTTTGAATCCGCCGACGATATGTCTGCAATGAAAATAACGGGCTCTGGCTTTGGAATTGCTTCAAGCAAGAATTCCGATGGAGACTGGGAATGGAACAACAGCATGACCGGTCTCGGATTGACGGCAGATGTCATTACCACGGGTACTCTTAGGGCAAAACTTATCGAAGCAGGAGCCATTACAGCAGACAAGCTTCATTCTTCAGTCGGACAGGAACTTGAAATCGGAAGCAATAAAGCTTTGGAATTGTTTGCTACGATTGACGGTGATCGCCCAGCGGGGAGCTTGCTGACGACAGATGCATTAATTGAAATCAAAGCCGGTGACAATGACAATCCTGCAGCGATCAATGTTTTGTCTGGCGGCGTAATCAACATGCAAGCAGGTTCCGATTTCTCCCTGAAGTCCGGGGGGAATTTCTCCATAGAATCGGGCGCAGAGCTTACCATAAGATCTAACAACCTGAACATCTACAAAGGCGAAGACGGCCAATATCATGCAGACTTTCTGGGAGAAATTATTACTGACGAAGGAACCATCGGCGGCTGGACAATTAAAGAAGGACAATTGCACTCCGGTGCAAGCACAAGCTATGTAGAACTGAATTCTGATGCCAATCAGGAATACGTCATCTACGCTGGAAGCGAGACTTATGCCAATGCTCCTTTTAGACTCTTGAAAGATGGATCTTTGTATGCTTCAACAGGAGAATTCAGCGGCACAATTACCGCAACAGACGGTAAGATTGGCGGCTGGATTATTGACAGTTCCGGCATGCACAAAGGAGATATGTATATAGACGCAGGATCGTCTGAGAGTACTGATCCCGTAATTCATTCCGGTTCTTATTCCGGTGGAAGTTACGACTATCAGCTTCAAAATGACGGAACCTTAATTGCCAAGAAATTATATATTGGTGACAAATCCATCTCCGAATACACCAATGGCGTTATAGAATCAAAAGGATATATGCTTCAAGCAGATTTTGATGGGTTTCTTGTGGAGTACAACAGTGATTATAGCGCTATGGATACAAAGTTCTCAACAAAGACACGGCTGTTCCAGGACGACGGTTCTGTTAATATGTCCGCATATACTGTTAATGAGTTTCAAGATTTCATTACTGGAGCCGGCATATCCGTCAGTGGAGATGGCACGTTGTCTTTTGCCGGAACAGACAAGATCAGAATCGACACAGACAACTTTAAGCTTAACGCAAATGGAGATGGCAAGCTTGTTATTGCTACGGATAACTTTTCTGTTAATGAAAACGAAGTATCTATTTCGGCTGTCAGCAATTTTAACATCGAAACAGGCGGAACATTCTCCATCGGTAACGGCGGCGAAAATACGTCATTTGAAATACAAGGAGACGGAAAAGCACGTATTGGCAAATGGTATACAGACGATAGTGGATTACTGACTTCAGAAGATGGAAATACGTGGCTAAGCGCAGCAGGCGGTTTAGCGCTAAGTAACACAAACGGAACAGTAACCCTAGATCCTACAGGAATTACACTTGACAATGGCAAGACGTATGTTGGGCGTGCTGGTTACGCCACGTTTGATAGCGGCGTGAATACAACAACCGTAAACGGCGGAGCTGTTACTTGTTTTAGTTTGCTCGCACAAGATACTGATTCTTATGCGTATATTCGCAACTTGTTTGTATGGAGTGAAACCGCTGAAGAATATGTACAGGTTATCGTATAAAGGAGTTCATTATGAAGATTAAACAAAAAGAATTTGTTGACGCATATAAAACGTTGGAGAACATATCCAAGGACCTTTGCATTCCTTCCAATATTGCTTTGTTGTTTTTCAAGGTCAAAAAGCTTTGCAAGGAACAATACGAATTCCAAGTTGAAGAACAGCTGAAAATTCTTCAAAGCTTCGACGCAAAAAGAACAGAAAACAGCGGATGGTTCATAGAAGATGCAAACAAGCGAATTGAGTGTCTTAAAAAGCTTAACGAACTTGATTGTATGGAAGTCAACATTGATTATACGCCAAAGACGATCCATCTTGACGGATCGTTTAATTTATCTATCCAAGACATCGAATCGTTGTCTTGTTTTTTTAATTTCGAATAAACACGCAGAAAGGAAGTGATGCAGCGTGTTTACACCCGGCGAGACTATAACACACGCCTTCATAATTCCCTTTGCAGCAAACGAACTCAACAAAGTTGTCGTGTCTTATAAGCAACAAGAAAGTATTGTTTTCGAGAAAACCATCACCTACGGGTTTATCGCAAAAGATCAGCACATTACAAGTATTGAATTTCAGTTAACTCAGGAAGAAAGCCTGCTGTTTGCAGACGACGAAGAAATAACAATACAGTTAAATGTTTATACCAACCAAGGAACACGGCATTCTTCGAGAGAGTTGAGTTCAAGCAGTTATGTGCAATATCTTCGTGAAATTATGCAACCTGATTCTATGCAAATCATTGTACAGCCTGTTGACTGGACGGTCACATCGATAGGACAGGAAGCAACATTCTCAATTGGAGCGGTCGGAGTCGCAAAGTATCAATGGCAAATTTCTGTCGACGAAGCGGAGTTCACAGATATCTCAGACGCTCGCAGTTCCACGTACACCACATTGGCAACACAAGAAGCGATCGCCCATAATAAGTATCGCTGCGCAATAATGGACGTTGCCGGTTCGACTATTTATTCAAATCCTGCAGGGTTTGTTATGGTGGGCGGTGATGAATAATGGCTGAATCAGTTTATACTTTTTATCCAACCTTCCAAGAATACGTCACGCTATACCGTGGTGTCATCCGTGTCTGGATTGGAGACGGTGTGTCAACTGGAAATGTCGGACAATTGTATGCGGAGTATATTGACGGCTTAACACAAAACCTTGGCCCAGTTTCTTCTTATGCAATTGCTGTTTCAGAAGGGTACGAAGGGACTCAGGAAGAATGGGTTGAACATATTGCTGAAGTTTCACAGCGAGCTTTAGATGCAGAAGCATGGGCAACAGGAAAAAGGTTGAATGTGGATGTCTCATCTGCCGACGATACATATCACAACAACGCAAAGTACTATTCTGAAGTTGCATGCACACATCAACAAGGCGCAGAAACAGCGCAAGTCTACGCCGAACAAGCGTCCGAAAGTGCTGTCGCAGCACAACAAAGCGCCGAAAGAGCAGAGACCGCAGCCGAAACAGCAAAAAGTCAAGCTGAAACCGCACAAACAAAAGCCGAAACTGCACAAAATAAAGCAGAGACGGCTCATGGGCTGGCAGAAACAGCGAAGACCACAGCAGAAGCAGCTAACACGGCTGCGCAAGCCGCCAAGACTGCGACAGAGACAGCGAAGGACGAAGCTGTGTCAGCAAAAGACAGAGCTATTCAAGCGGAAACAAATGCTGCAAACAGTGCAGCATCTGCTGTTTCTGCAAAAGATAGCGCTCTGAGCGCAAGCAGTTCAGCTTCTACGTCTGCGACTAATGCAAGTACAGCTGAAACAAACGCACTCGCAAACTCAAGAAATGCAGAAGCGTGGGCTGTAGGACAGCGCGGCGGCACCAATGTTCCAACAACAGATCCAACCTATCACAACAACTCAAAATATTATTCTGAGTATATGGTTCAGAAAATCGCTGAGTTTGGAGATGTCGTGCAGGACGGTACGGTAGTTTATCAGAACAGCACGAACGGTCGAGACCACCCAACAGCAGGGACGTGGACTGCAACACCCAACCCGGAACAAGGCAAATATACATGGAGCAAGACAACGTTCCAATGGGGTGGCGGACAAACTACTGTCTTATATAACGTTTCTTATTCCGGCGTGAACGGCGATGGTTCTGTAAGGTCTGTTAACGGAATGGGTGGAGATGTTACATTAGACGGAACAGGTATTCTGATTGATTCGTCTGCTCAAGATCCCGTATCCGTTTCGAATTTTGTCGAAAGTACAAACGGGAAAATCCAAACTATCAATACGAATATCTCAGGGTTGTCGTCTTCCATCGCAACAATCAACAGCGATATTTCCGACCTGCAGGATGAAGTCGATAGCATTGGCACGGCTATTACAGATGCTGAAATCGACGCCATGTTTTAATGTGGATTAAAGCAAACCCCAATCCTCTAAACAAAGAAGTCCCAGACTGTGTAGTTCGGGCCATATCGATTGCTTTGAATCAGCCGTGGATTCAAACTTTTGACGAGCTTTATTCCGTTGCAAGAGCGGAGTTTAACATGCCGTCTGCGGATGCGGTTTGGGGTAAATACCTATACCTTAAAGGATTCGAACCGTTTGTTCTACCGAATCAATGTCCGCGTTGTCTTACAATCAAAGAATTCTCTCAAAGCTTTTTATATGGAATCTTTATTATCGGAACCGGATCTCACGCTGTCGCAGTCATCAACGGAAATTATTATGACAGCTGGGATTCCGGTTCTGAAATTGCGTCATTCTTTTGGAGAATAGAATAAGGGGGAGTATATATGACTTATTACAATTATCCGCAATATCCTTACATGTATCCGCAGGCACAGTCTTATACGTCTAACATTAAATCAATGGAATGGGTGGACGGGGAAGTCGGAGCCAAGGCTTTCCAGATGCCTCAGGGGTGGCCGCCGGAAACACCTATTGCCTTATGGGACAACTCTGAAAAGCGCATCTGGTTAAAGAGTTGGAACTCTATCGGCATGGCTAATCCCATGCAGGAGATCAACTACACAATCAAGGAACGCACTAACCCTGCGTTGCTGCCCAATAATATATCCGGCGATACGCAGTATATTGTAAAGAAAGATTTTGACGAACTGAAAAGTGATTTTGACGAACTGAAAGAAGAACTACATAATCTTTCTCGGTCTATGCAGAACAATGGAAATCGGGGTGGCAACCGATGAATGAGCTTTACAACGCATACATGAGCAACCCTACGAATCGGCCGCCGGTACAATCTGTTACAACACCTATGCAAAGAATGAACCAGGTAATGCAGGCTATGCATAACCCTATGCCGGTTATTCTACAGGCTTTTCCTGACATTCCTATGTATATGCGAAATGATCCGAATCAAATGCTTCAGTATTTGAAACAAACTAGACATATCTCCGATCAGGAGATCCAAAACACAATGAATCAAATTCCTAGATTCTAAGAAAGGAGTGACGTGAATGGCATTCTTAGATTTATCCGGGCTGCAGAGATTTAAGACAAAACTGGAATCTTTATTTGTCAAAGGCCCTGCATCTGCGACGGCAAATCGGGTCGCTACGTTTGACGGAACGACTGGCAAAACCATCAAAGACAGCGGCTACACCATTGCTACTTCTGTGCCTTCTGGGGCTGTATTTACAGATACGAAGGTTACGAGTTCCGCGAATCATTATACCCCTGCTACGGCTTCCGGTTCTGACAAGACTGCTTCTGCTTCAGGGGCGACAGCTGCATGGAGCATTGACGTGGTAAAAGGCGTAACCCTTAACACAGACGGAAAAGGTCACGTGACAGGGCTTTCTGTAACGTCCGGTAAAATTCCTGCGAATCCAAATACGGACACAAAAAACACGGCGGGAGCTACAGATACTTCTTCCAAAATATTTCTTGTGGGTGCTACATCTCAGGGCGCGAATCCGCAGACCTATTCTCATGATACGGCGTATGTTGGAACCGATGGCTGCTTATATTCCGGCGGAGAGAAAGTATTAACAAACAGTAATATAGACATATTCATTGACAGCGGTTTCGTAACGGGTTTCGCTCAGCTGAAGCAAGGCATTCTTAGCTACGTTTCACGAACAACAAGCGAATTTTTAATATATTCTAAAGCTGTTGCAGAAGCGCCAGAACTGATAGATTCAGATGGTCCTACAAGCTTGATGTTATATATTAGTGTTTATTCAAGAGAATCTACTTACAGTTATACTAATTTTACGTGTTATGTTTATCCGCATTTGGATTATTTCGATGGTCAAACGCTCAGCCGGCCGTTTGTGCTTACTTATTACAAGGGGCAATGGACGCTTCAGAAAATGGCTTTTACAAGCGAGAACTCCATCGTCACTGCGGCTGCAGGTTCTTGGTCTAGTGCAACGCCACCTACCCAATCAATTACAGTAAGCGGTGTCAATACCAATACAAATCTTGTCGTTGGCATAGCAAATACAGCAACGGTCGAAGAAATAGATGCAGCAACGCAAGCAAAAATTATGTGCACAGCACAAACGGATAACTCAATTACGTTAACCTGTTATGGTGAAGAACCGGAGATCAATATTCCGATCTCGGTACTGATTGTGGGGTGATAAGATGGGTATTGTTAATGCATTTCCACAAGCAATTAAAAAAAAAGAAGATGTTTATGGTTTACATATTAATGGGGCCACTTATTCTGATGGGTTTTTAATAAGCATACAAGATGGATCATCATCGAGTTATTTTGCCTTATCAATAAAAAAAATACTATCATCTGTTAGTTTTCCTAAGTGTTCATATGTGGGATCGTATGCCTTTTATTCGTGTAGTTATTTAACAAGCATTTCATTTCCTGTTTGCACTGAAATAAACGGTAGCGCATTTATGGGATGTGGTTTTTCTGTTGTTAATTTTCCTTCTTGTGAATTAGTTGGTTCCGGTGCTTTTATGGATTGTGAAAGTCTTGTTACTGCAAACTTTCCTTCTTGCGCAACTATTGACAAAGCGGCATTTGGGATGTGCAAGGTTCTTGCCGATATAAGTTTTCCTAATTGTACATTAATTAGTAGTTCGGCTTTTAATAATTGCTCTAATTTAACGATTGTAAATTTTCCTAATGTTAGGATTATTAGTGATTGTGCATTTGACGCGTGCACTAATCTTGTTGAAGTAAGCATTCCTGCTTGTACAACAATTGCTTCTTATGCGTTTGAAAATTGTAAAAAACTTACATCTATCAGCCTTCCTTCTTGTACTTATATTAATGACTTTGCTTTTGGAAGCTGCATTAAATTATCAGCTGTTTATTTACTTGGGTCTAGCGTTGTAAGTGCAGGCGGTGCCAACATGTTTTTAAACACACCCATATCAAAATCATCTTACCTTGGGTATTATGGTAGTATTTATGTTCCAGCATCTCTTCTTGATTCTTATAAAACAGCAAACTACTGGAGCTCTTATTCAAATAGATTTGTAGGTATTTGATAAACGGAGGATTAATCATAATGAAATTAGATATTTTAATTCCTATGTACAACGAAGATAAGACTGTAGTTAAACCGTTGTTAGACAGCATTGCCATTCAACAAAACGTAAACTTTGACAACATTAGCGCTATTATTTGTATCGACGGCGGATCAACCAAAATACCCGAAGAATATATCAAAAACTATCCTTTTAAGATTGAAGTTCATCACGAACCGCATCGCGGAGTATCCGCCACAAGAAACGCCTGCCTTAACTACTCCAAGGCTGACTATGTTATGTTTTGTGATTGTGATGATATGTTTTATAACGCATGTGGTTTATGGATTGTATTTCGTGAAATGGAAGTTGGATTCGATAGTCTCGTTTCATGCTTCATCGAAGAAAGCAGAGATCCAAAAGATCCGCACAATCCATCCACAACAAACTACGTCAATCACGAAATGGACAGCACGTTTGTCCATGGTAAAGTTCATAGGAGACAATACCTTATCGATAAACAAATAAGATGGAATGATAAACTGACTATTCACGAAGACAGCTATTTCAACATTCTCTGTCAGAACTTAAGCGAAAATGTGAAATATTGTCAAACGCCGTTCTATCTATGGAAATGGCGGGATGACTCTGTTTGCAGACATGATCCTAAGTATATCTTAAAGACATATAATAATATGCTCGACTCAAATGATGCACTGGTTACTGAATTTATGCGGCGCGCACATCAGGATAAGGCAATGTTTTATGCTGTATCCATGATCTTTGACGCATATTACACAATGAATAAAGATGAATGGATCAGTCAGGAAAATCAGGATTACAGAACAGCAACAGAAAAACGATTTGCTGATTATTTCCGTAAGTATGAATATTTCTGGAACACAATTCCCATGAATGACAAAATGCTTATTTCCAATCAGATTCGAAATCGTTCTGTAATGGAAGGCATGAAAATGGAAGCAATTACAATCGACGCTTGGCTCAACCACGTCAAAGAACTATGAAAGGAAAGTGATATACTATGACTCCTAACACTGTGTATTGGACTGTTACAGAATCTAATGTTCTCGCAAGCGATAACATCGGTGTGCAGAACTATGTCTATATGACAAAAACCGAAGCGGAAAGCAAGCTTTTTAAGCTGTGGGGCTATGCCGCTAATCCTGAAGCTGGTGAAACCCGGCAGCTTCTCAGCGCTTATATGACTGAGCACCGTGGCGATCGTATCATCCTGCTGGAAAATAAAGTGTTTGATCGCCGGAAATACCCTGAACCCGAACCTGAACCTGAATCCAACGAGTGATGGTATTCCTCCTCAATACCTTGACAGCGGCCTTCCTTGAGCAAGGAGGCCCTGTCTAAAGGAGATTTTAATATGAAACGAATCCTGCTACTTCTGTTGCTGATTCCTTCTGTTGCTTTGGCGGATATAACTGTCGGGCAAGACATGCAATATGAATCGTTTACGCAGGCTATCTATGAAACAATAGACAGCAAAGAAACAGTTATTGTTTCTCCCGGTGAATACGATATCCGGGAAGAATATGAAACGCTGTTTGGAAAAAACGTGCCGGATGTTTTTGCAAAAGGCATATTTCTTCATGATCGTACTGTCATATTTTTACCGGGCTCCAAACTCACATGCACATGGGACAGAACAGATAACTTTTCCGTAATCTACAGCGGCGGGAACGTGATACTGGACGGACTGAATCTTTATGCTGAAGGTATGTTGTACGCCATTCACGATGATTTATGGCATTGGGATCAGCCATATATCAACGAGTATCGTCACTGTCGAGTTGTTGGGCGGCTGCTTAAAAACGCCAACTGCATCGGCGGCGGCGTTGCACAGAACGCGAGAATCATTATCGACAACTGCTATTTTGACAACGGCGTAGAAGATAGCATTACGGTGCGATATCACAACGTGGATCTCCCAGACGCTAAAGGGGACATCTGGATCAGCAACAGCTATTTTAACGGATATCTGGCGATGTGTTACTACGGTGGCTCCGCTCATCTAGATGTGTATGTTAACGGATGCAGAGCTAAAGCCGTAAAAACACAGCCTGAGATCCCAGACCACTTTATACAGAACATCGATCTGTATGCGTGGAATAATCAACCATAGCAAGCATCTGCTTGTTATGAATATTGGTTTAATCTTCATCTCTTATCTCGTTCAGAAACGAATAACGAACTTACGCAGTGTACAATGTGTGAATGACTTTATAGAAGAGCTTGAAGTTAAACAACGCTACGGGATTTTTCCCGTAGCGTCTTTTTAATTGAATACGAATCCCGCGCGACTCGGTTCGCATAAGGGGGTTCGGCACGCTTGGATGTTTGCCGTGTTAAGTAAGCAATTATCACAATGCTTTGCTTGGTCAAAGCAAATCTTATTCAGAAGGAGTTGACCAGTTATGGTTAACGAAACTGGAAATGGAATGTATATGCCCGTTGCGCCTGCTTATTCAGGATACTCGAACGACATGTTTGGCGGTAACGGTCTCTGGTTCTTGCTCATCTGGATGGCAATGTTCGGATGGGGTGGTAATGGATTTGGCTTTGGCGGAAACAGTGGTTATTCCGATATTCAGCGGGGCTTTGATCAGAACGCCGTTATGAGCGGTATCACAGGAATCCAGAACGCGATCACCAACGGTTTTGCCCAGGCTGAGATTTCCGCCAACTCTCGGCAGATGGCTGACATGAATCAGAACTTTGCTCTTCAGAGCGGCATTGGCGACCTGAAATATGCCGTCGCTACAGAAGCGTGTGCGGATCGCAATAGCATCTCTATGGCTCTGCGCGATGTTCTGGAAGCTAACAATGCTTCTACCCAGCGCATTCTCGACACGATGTGTCAGGATAAGATCGACGCTAAGAACGAGACGATCTCTATGCTTCGTCAGCAGCTTACGATGGCTAATCTTGCGGCGTCTCAGAATGCTCAGACGGCTACTATTCTCGCGAACAACGAAGCTCAGACTGCGGCGCTTGAGCAGTATCTGGCTCCGACACCTCGGCCTGCCTACCTGGTCCAGAATCCTTCTTGTTGCAATCAGAATTTCAGCTGCGGCTGCGGAAATATGTAACTTCTTCGAGGAGCCCTTTAGGGGCTCCTCTTTCTCCAATCTTTCATTTTAAGACTTTGTCTTATCTTTAAACATTTTGAAAGGAATGAGTGTTATGGCTCAATACAATTATGTTCCTGTACAATTTGTGCAGCCCGGAGCTTCTGCTCTTTTAGATGACAACATTGGCTGCAATCGTGGCTATGTGATCCATCGTCCCGGCTCTGGCATTCTTACTTTGCGCGGCATTGTCAACAATCCCTGCGGACGTTTTGCTCGGTATCGTGTTGCCTACAGCGGTAATATTGCTGTTCCTACAGACGGTACAGTTGGTGAGATCCAGCTTGCTATTGCTATCGGCGGAGAAATTGACCAATCGAGTGTTGGAACTGCCACTCCGACGGTTGTCGATTCTTACTGGAATGTTAGTAATTTTGCAATCGTAGATGTCCCTGCGGGTTGCTGCTATACGGTAGCCGTAGAGAACGCTTCTGAAGGTGCTACGCCTGCGGCTGTCGCTCCGGCTCTTAACCTTCGCAATCTGAATGTTGAAGTCACCCGGCTGGCGTAAAGGAGTGTTGAGATATGAACAATAGATATATGATTCTTGAAAACAAACTCTGCAAAGAGCTTGAACTGCTCGAAGAAAAGTATCGTACAGGAGCTGAAATGAGCGAAGGCGACCTGCGTAAGATTGATCTTCTTACTCATGCAATGAAGAGCCTTGCTACGTTTACGGCAATGAAAGGTTCTGAGATGCCGCCTGAGAATTACAGCTCTTATGGCATGGGTAATTCTTACAATTCTTACGCTGATCCATATATGCGCGGAATGCGCAGCCGTGACATGGGTCCTGACATGTCTGGGCATTATCCTTTTCCCTATCCGGAAGAACGCAGATGGTAATGAGAGGAGCTGAACCAGATGAGAATTAGTATGCCTAGAGGCGATATCAGACTGGTTCGGTTTTTAGTCAATGAACGAAACGGTACAGCCGCAGACGTGGACTTTGATGAGATTTATTTCACAGTCAAGCGAAATAAAAGAGACCGTTTATATGAGTTTCAAAAAAGACTTAGCACGGGCGGTATTACCAAGCTTGGTCTCGGTGATTATCAAATAAAAATCGAACCTAAAGATACAAACAAAATGATTGTAAACGACACACGCTTTCCGAATTATGTGTTCGATATTCAATTGGAATATCAAAACTTTATTAAGGAAAGCTTTGTTGGCACTTTCGTTTTGACGGACGAAATAACCTACGCAGAAAATGAAGGTGGTGAGTAAATGTACAATCCCGACATTCATTCTGTAAGAAGTGGGAATATGTTTACTCTCACGCTTACAACTCCTGTACCGGAAAAAGAAAGTAAGGAACCCGGCGACTACGATGGATTAATTAATAAACCTTCGATTAATGGCGTTGAGCTTTCCGGTGATCTGACGCTAGAAGATCTGGGACTTGGCGGTGTTCCTACTACGCCCCTTTCTCAGGACGATCTCAATGATCTTATAAATACTTAAAGAAAGGAGACGAAATGCATGAGTAAATATTTAGATTCTACTGGTGTTAAATACTTATGGGATAAAGCTAGTGAAATTTATCTCAAGAAAGAATCCGGCAAAGGACTTTCCGACGAAAACTTTACGACGGAAGAAAAGGAAAAACTTGCAGATCTTGAAAACTACGAACTTCCTGCTGCTTCTTCCGAAGCTCTCGGCGGCATTAAAGTTGGCGACGGTCTTTCTATCGACGAAAACGGTGTTGTCCGCACGGTTTACAATCCCGAAATGCCTGTAGAGTGGGACGATATTCAGGACGCTCCGACTACTCTTGAAGGATATGGAATCACGGACGCTGCAACCAAAGATGAGCTGGAAGAAGTTAGAACCGCTGTAAGCAAAGTTTACAAATACTGCGGCAAAGTTGCCAAAGTTGCTGATCTTGAAAACATTCAGAATCCCCAGAACGGAGATGTTTACGATGTTGAAGAAGATGGCACAAACTATGCATGGAACGCTGAAGAATCTCGATGGGACAATCTTGGAGCTATTATCCAAATTGAAAGCCTGTCTAATTACGAGCTGGATATTATTACTGGTTCTGCTTCAAGCGAAGCCGCCCTGAAAGAGCTCCTTGTTAAAGGCGGCAACGTAGATCTTGGCGCTGATGTGACTTTGTCTATGGCTGTTGCTTTGACGCATGATACAACTCTGGATCTTGGCGGCAATACGCTTACCTATTCCGGAGACGGTTATGCTTTGGTTGCTAACGGCTCAAAGCTGACAATCAAAAACGGTAATGTCCAAGCTAACAAACGCGTTGCTCAGGCTGAAAACGGTGGCGAAGTCATTGTCGATAGCGGCAATTATCAGTCTGGCGACGTTGCTCTGTCTGCGCTTGGGGACGGCTCCAAAGTCACGATTAACGGCGGATCTATCTCTGCGAAAGAAGGCGGCATCGGAGCATTCGATAAGGGCGTCATCGAAATTAACGGCGGTACTATTTCTGGTATCGATAACTTCCCTGTCTTTACAAACGGTACATCTGGCCGTGGCGGAAATACCGTCACCTTCAACAATGGTGAACTGGTTGGCAACATCACGTCCAACGGATATGAATCCTGCGGTGTGTACATTGCGAACAATGACACCTTTGTTATGAACGGCGGCAAGATTCGTTCTAACAACGGTTGCGGCATCTTAATGCGTGGCGGCAACGTCACCATCAACGGCGGCGAAGTCGTTGCTGTTGGCGGCGACCATACCCCTGGCTGGGTTGGCGACAATAAGACAAAGATGTCCGCTTCTGCTGTGATCTATCACGAAACCGCGAACTATCCCGGCAAAGCCGGTATGTCTCTGACAATTACCGGCGGTAAGTTCGTTGGAACAGATCATTCTCTTGAAGTTCTGTCCAACGAAGCAACTCCTAACGTCACCGTAACAGGCGGCGAATTTGTGCCTGCATATCAGGCGTAATCATGTTGTCAACAGATATTCTGTTAGACATAAATATTTAAAGAAAGAGGTATATCATTATGGCTTACGAAACAATTGAAACCAAGAAATTCCTTAACTCTGCGGGCGTTGGTCATCTGTGGGAAAAAATTAAGGACAGGTATGACAGCAAACTGGACAACGTTCAGGCTTCCGACGACTCTATCGTTGTTACTGGCGTTAATGGCATCGGTGTGCAGGTCAGTGCTGAAGCTGATAACCGGCTGCAGCTGAAGACCACTGGCAATAAGGGTCTGTATGTAGCTCCTATTGCTGATCAGGATACTTACAGCATTGTGAAGGATGATAATTCCGGCGACTATGCCGCAATCTATCATCTGCAGAAGACCCCCAACGGTTCTGGTACTCCAGTGAACGTTGGGGCTGCCATCAACATCCCGAAGGATATGGTGGTTGAAAGTGGCACTGTGGAAACCAAGTCCGAGTCCGGTGCTTGGGGCCCCGCAGGCACTTACATCCATCTGGTTCTTGCCAATGCGGATGACAGCGATCTGTACATCAATGTTGGCGATCTGATTGAGTACGTGACTTCCGGTTCTCAGGCTGGCGATATGGTTGTGATCGCCATTGATGCGCAGCATCGTGTGACCGCTACCATTACCGATGGCACCATCACAAAGGCCAAGCTGGCTCAGGCCGTGCAGAATTCTCTGGATGCGGCTGACAGCGCTGTGCAGTCTGTTGCTGAAGGTTCTGCTAACGGCACGATTGCTGTGGACGGCACTGATGTGGCTGTGCATGGTCTGGGTACTGCTGCGTACACTGCTTCTACTGCGTATGACGTTGCCGGTGCTGCTGCTGCCGTGCTGGGCGCAGATACCGATCTGGCTTCCGCTGCGACTGTGTACGGTGTGAAGCAGTATGCTTCCGACGTGTACACCGCGATTCAGGCCCTGTCCAATGCCGAAATCGACGCTGCGATCGCCGCTGTGTAATTGGACTAAGGAGAGGGCTTCGGCCCTCTCCTATTCTTCTTGAAAGGGGAAATGTATAATGCCGAATACATATGCGGCAACGAATCCCAAAAAGTTTCTGGACGCTGATGGTTTGGCGCATTTCGCCCAGAAGCTGAACGAGTATCCTACAAATGACGTTATTGTCGCTGTTATCGACGGTGTTCAGGACGCACTCGACGAAAAGGTGGATAACGACAAAGTCGGCGTTGCAAACGGCGTTGCTTCTTTAGGTTCAGACGGCAAGATTCCGGTAAGCCAACTCCCGGGCGGCTCGTCCGATACTACGTATACTTTAACTCAAGACCAGACAGACGGGCATGTTATTACGCTGACTCCGTCTTCTGGTTCTCCTATGACAGTAACGATTCCTGATAACGATACTACTTATTCTCCTGCGACTCATTCTGCGGATGGTCTTATGTCTTCTGCGGATAAAACAAAGCTGGACGGTATCGCAGAAAACGCGACAGCAAACCTGGGTACAATTACCGGAATTACCATGAACGGTGCATCCAAAGGTACGTCTGGTGTTGTGGATCTTGGTACTGTGTTAACGGAGCATCAGGATATCTCCGGCAAAGCTGATAAATCAGAAATTCCTACAAAGGTCAGCCAGCTTACCAACGACAGCGGCTTTACAGCTAACACTGGCACCATCACAGGAATTAAGATGAATGGTGCGTCAAAAGGTTCTTCCGGCGTGGTTGACCTTGGCACTGTTATTACTGCTCACCAAGATATCAGCGGCAAACTGAACACTTCCTTAAAAGGCGCCGCCAACGGTCTCGCAGAACTGGATGAAAACGGAAAAGTGCCTTCTTCTCAACTCCCGTCCTATGTTGACGATGTGCTTGAATTTACAAACAAAGACTCTTTTCCTTTAACCGGTGAAGCAGGAAAGATCTATGTCGATAAAGCCACAAACAAGACTTACCGTTGGGGCGGTTCTGACTATGTGGAAATTTCTCCTTCTCTTGCTTTAGGCACTACTTCAAGCACGGCTTTTAGGGGCGATCATGGCAATATTGCATACGCCCACGCTACCGCAAAAGGATCAGCTTACAGTTCTGGCCTGTATAAGATTACGACTAACAGCGAAGGTCACGTTACAAATGCTGTAGCTGTCGAAAAATCAGATATTACAGCGCTTGGGATCCCTGGCACAAACACGACATATGCGTTTGATGGCACATACAATGCTTCCACAAACAAAGCCGCTACGGTTTCTACTGTCGCCAACGCAATTGAAGCTTTGGGCGAAGCGGCGGCTAAAGGTGTAGACACTTCTATCGCAGCTGCATCAACAAGTACAAATCTTCCTACATCTGCGGCTGTTGCGTCGTTTGTTGAAGGTAAAGGTTATAAGACTACAGACAACGACACGAAGAATACAGCCGGAGCTACGGATTCTTCAAGCAAGTTGTTCCTGATTGGTGCAACATCTCAGGCGGCCAACCCACAAACTTACTCTCATGATACCGCATATGTCGGCACTGACGGGTGTTTATATAGCGGCGGTACAAAAGTTCTTACCGCGCATCAGGACATTTCAGGAAAAGTAAACAAATCAGGCGATACGATGTCTGGCAAGTTGACTCTCCAAAAAGGAATCAACGAAATTATTACCGGCACAGGAACTGCTGGACAGGCTGGATCTGCAACTGTGGCTTATAAACCGGCACTATGGAGTTTTAATTTGGGAATGACTCCCGTCGAAGGAGACCGGTTAACTATCAAGATTCCTGTTGCGGTTGTCGATGCAGGCGTATGGATGAGCGTGGATAACGGTACGAACTATTATCCAGTTGCTTGCATCAACACTTCTCGCCTAACAACACAATATCCTGTTGACGAAACAATTGAAGTTGTTTTTCAGACTGGTCGTACAACTGCTCTATATGGCAATACAAAAGATGGAGCAGCAGCAGGGGCATCAACAGCAAACGTTACAATGAGCCGCTGGTGTGTGCTGAATTATTACGACGCAAACACGACTTATTCTGCCATGAGTTCGACCGAAATGAACACAGGTACTGCAAAAACAAGTCGTGTCATGACGGCAAAAAATCTTAAAGCGGGTCTTAACGCTGTTTTGAAGGCTACGAGTGGAGATGTTCAGCTATACGGAGTACATCTTACAGGACAGGTTCCGGCTCCTACAGCCGAAAATAACGGCAAGATAGTTCAGATTGTTAACGGTGTTTATTCCTTGGTTCCTGCCATTACAGACGCAGAAATTGATGCTTTATTTGCTTAATTATTTTTAGAGCGAAACTATTTGAGATAATTCTTTCGATACGCAGTCTCGCTCTCTTTTTACTTTTTGAGCGAGGTGTATTACTATGAATGATCTTGTAAAGCCGGTCGGCCAATGGATTGCGGATAACATTCCGCTTTCCATCGGGATCGGTTTATTCTTATTTTGTCTCTTTTTTGAGATATCAAAAATCAAAGTCTATCCATTAAAATGGTTGTGGAAGTGTATATCCTTCCCTTTTAGAAAGATAGATGAACAACGTACCCAATCTTTCAAAAATATTGTACTTGAAATGAAATCTGAAATCGATACAAAACTTACCGGCATGACGACTTCTTTTGATAGCAAGCTAAGTGAAATGGCGACGTCTCAGAGCTCCAACTGTGCTGCCGTTAAAGCAGGGTTTGTGGATCTTGAAAAACGTTTCGACATTCTGGATGAAAAGCAAAAGGAAACCGAAGAAAGACTTGACAAGCTTGCAGCCGCCAGAATAAAGAATCACGTCTTGAATTTCGCAAGACAATGCAGAAAAGGCGAGCCACACAGTCGAGAAGACTTCAAAAATCTTTTCGAAGAAGCAAAAATCTACGAGAGTTTGGTTGAGAAGTATCATTGGGAAAACAACGTATACAAACATGACTTCAAGTACATCGAACACGTATACGACGAGTGTAATCTAAACAACAAGTTCTTAGGTGAGTAACTGGGGTGGTCCCATGTCTTTAAACAGTTACATTATTGCCTATCGCTTGGAAGACATGCAAGGGCAAAGCAAGGATTATATTGATGGCCGTCCAGTAATTATACCAGACGGTTATTTCCTTGCAAACACAGATCCATGTGTCTACAAAGACCCTGTCTACAAAATTTTGTGGCCGGAATATCACCTATACGAATACCTTCTCTATTCCAGAGCTTTAACCTATCCACACGGCGAAGTCTTGTTTCGAGAATCCGACATTCTATCTAAAACTAAATTAGGGGCGTGACGACATGGATAAACCGGTTGATCCACGGCAGCAATTTTCCAAGAAACTTGCTCGCTGGACATCTGTGTTCTGGTTCCTTTATATGGCATGGCTTAGCGTCCTGCTGTATTTGGTGCCGGAATCAGCTTTGTTTTCTGTTTACATGGCGCTAATTGTTTCTGTAGTGATGATTATCAATATCTATCATTACACATCTAATAGTAAGCTGGAAAAGATGCTATATGCAATGATCGCTAAAACAGAACTTGAACTCAAAATCGGCAACAGCAAAATATCTACTTCCAAAGACGAAGAAGACGGTGATAACGGATGACGTATTCTGAACTCATCAAAAAGTTTCTCGAAATGGTACAAAAGATCAAGAGTCTCAACCCTGCTTATAAACAGCCGGGAGACGGCTCTAATGGAGTATGCGATTGCATCGGTTTAATCATCGGTGCAGTTCGTAGAATGGGGTTGAAGTGGACGGGCATTCACGGGTCCAACTGGGCTGCACGAAGAGAGTCTGTCGAGCTCAAGTACATTGAAAGTATCTCCCAGCTTGAGCTTGGCGACGCTGTTTACAAAGGCGTAGGACCTGATGGTATAGGCCCTAAACCTTTAAACGGCGGCACGTTCTCTCATAAGTACGACCTTCCTTCCCGTTATAAACACAGCGGAGCTTATTACAACGGAGATCTCAAAGATTATTATCATGTTGGAGTTGTAACAAGCGTTAATCCTTTAAGGATTACGCATATGACATCTCCCCACATGAAAGTTGACACAGGCCTTAGCCAAAACTCAAAGAGTCCTTGGAACTATCATGCCAAGATCAAACCTATTGTCAACGCGGCAAGCAAAGCACCGACTCCTGTCCCGCCTGATCCTATTCCCTATGCCGGAATCAAAGCAATAGTGGTATCCGACAACGGCAGCCCCGTCAAGATGCGGCAGTATCCTTCTACGAGCTGCAGCACGTGGGACAAGCTACCTGTGGGTACAGAAGTCACTATTGTAGAACCCGGAGAGAAGTGGGCCAAGATCAATGGCGGCCGCAGAGAAGGCTGGTATATGAAGGCTGAGTTCCTTGACATCGTGGGCGATGGTAAAGGCAAATATTAAGGGGGAATGACTATGAAATTCATTGCTGAAAACTGGTATATTCTTTTACTCGGAATGGCGGCTGCAGCAGTCGTGATTTGTTTAATTGTGAAATTCTTCAAGATTCCACATGAATCACAGATCACCAAGATTAAGGAGTGGCTGTTATACGCAGTTACTGAAGCAGAAAAGGAACTTGGCAGCGGCACAGGTCAATTGAAACTTCGGTATGTATACGACATGTTTGTTACGAAGTTTCCTTATCTTGTGAAGTTCGTTTCATTTGAATACTTCAGCTTCCTCGTAGACGAAGTATTGGTTAAGTTTAAGGAACTCTTCAAGAACAACACGGCCGTCAAACAGTATGTTTCCAACGCTGTTGTGCATAAGGATGAGATCTGATGGACAAACAGATCTGGGATTATATCCAATCCTATACGAAAAACGAATTTGGGACCGCTGCTTTGATGGGAAACCTGATGGCTGAGAGTTCGCTAAACCCAAAGTGTGTAACTGGAATTAAAGATCCAGATTATATTTCTAAATCGGATTCTGGAACAAATGATTTTGTACACGACGGGCACGCCTTTGGGCTGGCTCAGTGGTGCTTCTACGTCCGTAAAGAAGGACTTCTAAACCTAGCCAAATCCAAAGGCAAGTCTGTCGGTGATCTCAACCTTCAGTTGAGTTATCTGATAGACGAACTCTCCAACAAATACAAGATGGTATGGTCGGCTATTGTCAACGCTGTCAACATTCGCACATGCTCGGACGTGATTATGGCAAAGTATGAACGTCCCGCCAACATGAGTGAAACAATGAAACAAAGACGGGCCGAGTACGGTTTCCAATTCTATACCAGATTTTCTGGGGGAAAATCGTCAAAATACGTTGTCGTGACAGCCGATCGAGTAAATATCCGTCTTGGAAACGGCAAGGGATTTGCACGAATTTCTCAAGCAAATTCTGGGAGTTCTTACGAATGGGTTGCTACGTCAGAAAACGGCTGGCACGCTGTCAAATTGCCAAAACAGGTCGGTTGGATTTCAGGTGAATTTTCCAGAGTGGAATAAAAAAGGATACGGTGTATTGCCGTATCCTATTTTTTTAGGCTACGATGTAGCCTTTTTTTATTTGCCAAGATCTATGAATTTGGTCTGCACAAATCCTTTATTGGTTACAGCCCATTCTTCAGAGTACATATAAACCTTGATCTTCTGTTCGTCTTTTAACCAGCATCTTCTTTTGCCGCCGATTGTCTTTCTTGCTTTTACTCGGCCGTTGGATTGAATTGTTGTTTCCTGAAAGACAGGTTTCTGCGGCTCGTCGTACACGATGTAGCCTTTGTGTACCCATCCTTCTCCGTATTCAAATAACACATATACATGCAGGAATCCGTTCTTTTCTTTTCCATCGGTGTAGATGTGATCTCCGCATTCCAATCTGCCGATCTCCATAGAGTTCTTGTTTGGATTGAGCCTTGCGTATACCCAAGAGTCTGGCTGGCACATCACCCAGCAGTCGATCTCTTCAGGTTCTTCGGCGTAAGAGACGGTAAAGGAAAGAGCGAGAATCAATATCATCGATATTATCTTTTTCATATCATTCTCCATTTATGCACCCTGTCATTTTTGATCCACAACCTTCGCAGTAGTCATGGCTTTTGCCGTTCACGACAATTGCACGGCCGCACTTGGAACACACTCTGATGTCTTTAGCATTTGGATAACGCACCCAGACAGCTTCACCTTTGCTCTTTGCTTCTGTTGGCTTCTCTTCTTCCATCGCACATTCGATAACGTCTTCGTAATTGATTGTGTTTTCTGTTATAGAATCATATTTTGCAGCAACAAAAGCTCGCGCAAGGTCGTCGACGATCTGATGAAGATACCTGGGCTGGAAACCAATTTCCCAGTCTTCTCCGTCCACCAACAGAGAGAGCTTGCAATGCAGAAGTTCATGTACCAGACATAACTCAAAGTTAAACTTTCTCAGTGCTGCTTTCCTTAACTTTGGATCTACAATTTTAATCACGGCGCACTTTGTTGATTCGATGTATTCCACATCTCCGTCGGCGTCTTCGTCCAGATCGTCAGGGTTAACGTTGGACATAAGCTCTATCGTCCAATCATATAAACCTAATCTTTCTTTCCATTCCTTCAGGAGTTCGAGTTCTTTTGGCATTCGTCTTCCCTTCTTTCGTATAGCGGACACATCTCCGTGTCCTGAAACATTGAGACTGAGAACACTCCTGTCTTATTCAAGCGATTTGCTTGATTTCGTTCGCACTTCGTGTAGGAGCATTCGTTGCCGCACCATGTTATGTCGTCGTGAAACCATTTGTATAGTTCGTTCATCTTTTTTCCTTTCTTTGCAATATAAATGGCTCAATTCTCCATTTAGCTTCAAGGGCATTCAAGAAATCATCGGCTTCTGTTGTGTCGTTGAAGTGGAAAATTACCCTGCCGTCTGGTTCGCACGTTACGTCTCTTCCACGCCACTGGCCTATAAGATTTTTTGAGCGTTATGACATTCAGGCGACTTTCTTGAATCAGGAGTGTTCTTGCTAGATTTTTGAGTGAAAGTAGTTTCTTCTTTCTTTGGTGCGTAAAATTCGGTGCCGTACTCGTCTCCGCTTCGTTCTTCATATGAAAGTGTAAACGGCAGCAAAATATATTCTCCGTCTTCGTTCTTTGCGTACAGGTCTTTTATATTTTGCCGCATACAAAATTTTATAAACTCTGTCATTCCGTTCATAGTTTACTCCTTGATTAATTCTTCTTCTGAAAGATCGCAGAAAAACTCTTTTACTCTTTCTTTATATTTCATTTCCGACTCAAAGAAGTTTACACAGTCTTTGCATATATCGTATAGATCGGAATAATTGCATCCGGGCCTTCTAATTGTAATTATAGCGTGTTCTGATTCGCTTACTCTTTTTCCGCAGCGATCACATCTAATAATCTTAATTTCTCTTTTCATTCAGTCCCAGTACATCTCGAAATTCCTGCCGATCTCGGCCAGAATCTCAGCTCTCCTTTCCTGATTTTCTTTCTGCAATTCTTCTTCTCTTTTAAAATATTTATCTCTTATCTCTTTGTCTTTTTCTGTCATTTCCAAACGGGATGTCATAAAAGCTCCGTCTGTTTCATGCACCGTGCACCGGTCGCACATCTCCGTGAATTCTTTCTGATACTCGTTAGATGTTTCTTCCATCGACTTGGAACACCATTCTAACTTCTCGGCCGTCTCCAATAGATGTCTGCGCCAAATCTCAGGCGTATCGTAAGGCTTGACTCCAGGGTAGGCATTGCCATGTTTTGCCATGTATCTCAGAGCTTCAGCTCCGATTTCTGCCCACCAGTTGTTCCAGTTCCATGTGTCGACATAGGCAAAACCGTACCTTCCGCGATGGATAAAGTTGCGGATGTTCCAATATGTTTCGTGGATGAGTTTCCACGGCCGGAGAATGTAATAGCTTTTGCGATACGCCAATGTAAATACTGAATGTCTGTTTTTCATATTATTTTTCCTTTCTACAACGCCGAGTTGCGGACTCGGCATTAATGCTTACGCGCAATTGCAAAAACCCCGTCCGAAGACGGGGCGTATATTAAAGCCGACAAAATTTATTCCTTACTTGTTAACGATGTCCTTGAAAGCCTTGCCGGGTTTGAAGGCAGGAACCTTCTTAGCGGCAATTTTCAGAATTTCTCCGGTCTGCGGATTCCTTGCTTCGCGAGCAGCCCTTTCACGGGCTTCGAACGTGCCGAATCCTACAAGCTGCACACTGTCGCCGGACGCAACGGCGTTCTTAACTTCATCCATGAACCCAACGACGATGCGCTCTACATCAGCCGTGGTAATAGGAGCCTTGGTTTTGTACTTCAGTTTCTCAATCAATTCATTCTTATTCATAGTCTTTTTCCTTTCTATTATATTTTGTCGGCCGTAATATCAGTATGAATAGTCTACCCATCCGCAGTCGCATTCGTATTGACGTTTCGGCGGGTAAGAAGTCTTAATAATGTCCGTCCTTACATAGACGGGTTTGCCACATTTTGGGCAAATAATATCTGTCTTCTCTTTGTTGGAGTTATTAAGTTCCAGTATATTCCAAGGATTAACCTTCTGATATTCTTCCCAGGTCATTGTTCGTTCCTTTCCGATGTTTCGTCTGGAAGCTCCGTATTTATGATAACTTGCTTTATCTTCTCTTTGAGCCCGGGGTATGCCCACTCTGCAAACGCCGTATTTTCTATGGCTTCAAGCAGCATTTCTTTCGCTATCCGGTTTGCATTCCACTCGTAAGCGTCGTGTGCTTTAATCCAATCGTATATTTCTTTTCTGGTCGGCATAGACATATCTTCTTTCTTCAGGAGCACGGCTCGCTGTCTGAACGATACCCTTTGCTCTTTGCTTCACATTTACGGCATATTTCGTGCTGACCACACTCACGTTTGCAGCACCATAAATATGGAGCATCGTACATACATTTCTTACATTGTTCTTCCGTCATTTTATTCTCCTGTTTTTGTATCCCACTCAGGCGGGAAAGGGAAGTATCCCCATCTCCTGAACGCTTTGTCTTTCATTCTGTTTACTCTGTGGATATTCTTTTTTCGAGTCCTGTATTTCGAATGCCCACGGAGATCAACGGCTTTGTTATATCCTAAGTACCATTTGAGCACATTGCTTTTCTTCATAATTATTCCTTCCATCTAAGTACGTAGATTTTTTGTAATGTGTCAATAGCCTTTCGTGTGTCAAGTTCCCAATACGAAGGTCTGGTTTCTTTTAAAAAGTTCAAGATATCCGTTATGTTATAAGCTTCGAATATGTGCATATATTCTCCTAAATGTCGTCGTCCGATTCGTGAATATAATCTAGCAGTCCTTCTCTTACGGATTTGCCTGGTGCAATTATGTAGTTCCACCAGATCAATCCAATCGGAATGCCAAATACGACTTCAATTAGTTGCAGAAACCACCACATAGTTATTTCTCCATTTACTTGTTGTTCATGTACCGATCAAGTTTGTCGCATGTGCATACAGTTCGGTCATTGTTTTCGCAGCCGTCGCACGGACATTTGTCGTCTGACGTCTCTTCACCAGTTGTGACAACAACTTCGATTGATGGTTCATCGTGTTCACCCAGGCCATATCCTACTGTTTCCATGAACAAGTGCATATCAACGCTTTTGGGTTCCACGTTGTAGTGCTTTGCCACGATTTGCTGAACGTCATACTTATCGAGAAATACTTTCGTTTTCATTCTGCGTCTCCTCAGATGTTATTTTTCCGACAGCTTTTCACCGCTGTTGGCGAATTAGTTTGATTGTTCTTAGTCATATCCGTGTTCCCATGCCCATGAATTGAAGTTCATTTCTTCATCTTCGCGCTTTCTTGTTTTGGTATACATTGCGTAATGGGCATCAATCCACTCGGAAGCTTCTTTCTTTGTGTTGCCAGTAAATCTATCGACAACGTATCCTTCTATGATTTTAATGAAATCCAATTGTTTCTGAGTTGGTTCCATCTTATTTCCTTTCGTTCCAAGCTTTGATTGCCTTTTCTTTTGATGATTTGAATCCGCTTGCTCCACCGCAACCTTTATACAAAGCATCACATACGACTCTGAACTGAAGATATTCAACGTCATCGAGCACGTTGTGAACTTCTTCTATTTTTAAAGTTTTTGCGTTGCCACAAAACGGGCAAGGTTCCAACTTGCTGTCTACGTGTAGCGTATGAGTATATGGCTGCAAATTAGTGTACGGGTTGGGATTATTCTGAACAGATTGCAGTGGACACCAGTACGGCCTGTACTCTGAAATATATCGTTGTTCTTTGTCTACATTGCACGTCCCGTTTTCTCCGTCGTGGCATGGACATTCGTAGCATAAATTAGGAATTGCGTCCATTGTTGTTATTGCTATCATTTTCTTTGCTCCGTTTGTTTGATCTTTTATCTACCCTAAAATACAATTGAATTGATCCGTTCTCTTGCTTCGCGCTGTGGTACAACAGAAAAAAGTTCAACTTTTGGGTCGATTACGACAGGAAGTCCACAAATATTTCTATGCGTCCATATTGCTCCGGGATGATTTTCGGTCCAACAGATGACCAACCCAGCTTCTTCCATTGCGTTATATAAACTTTGGTTAATAAACAATACGCAGTCTTCCGGGGTTGCCCGTTTCGCTCTGATGATTTGACTTAGTATGGTATTTATTTTGTTCATCTATTTCTTTCAGACTATCATCTCGTCTGACTCCTCGCATTCCAGAAAAGAATCATAATGGGAACACTCATTCCTGCAATCACAATCCAATTCGTATCCAAGATCCTCGCATAATTGCTGATATCCGCATTCCGCGCATATAGTTGTCACGTTATCACCTTCCATAGCAATCTTGGTTTTTCGCCATTTTATGACGAAATCATAGTATTTAAATTATGTGGTGGCGAGTGCCTATACCGTCATCTTGCATATCTGTTTCACTCATTTCCTGCCGTACTCCGGAACACAAACAGGGTTCAGCTTAACGGCTCGCCTGATGTCTTTCAATCATCATCCGTCAGCTCGATTTCGTTCTGAAGGATTTTGACTGTATTCTTCAGAGCTTTCTGGAATACTCCGTCAGAGATTTCAAGCGGCCTGACTTCTCCGCTCCGTGCCATTCCAGCGGCAACGCAGTCACAAACCATCTCAATCACATCGAACAAATCGACATCATCCGGCACATACTTGAGAAGATGATGACGTTCAAGTTTTTCATAGTGCAGTTTGCACCATTCACCATCTTCGAAATGCATCCGGCCTTCCATTGTTGCCACCATGTCACGGTAGAACATACTGCGATACGGTTCTTCAACTTTTGACCAATCATGTATTTCGGACGACTTCTTAAGCAAAGCACAGAATCTTTCTATAAGTCTATCGACATCACAACGATGCAATCCGTTGGCTTTGTTAAATTCAGAGATTGTTGGGATATGCGTTGCGTGTCTCGTGTCTCCATTTGAATTTCTGGTCATTTTCACCTTAGTTTGAGATTCTGAATACATGTTTTCCCTTTCTGGTAGCCTTGACTATCTGATTTAATATCTTTCTTTAAATTACGCTAAGCTTCCGGCAAGTTTCATTTGAGAGCAATACTCAGTACAATCTTTTTGCCGTCTTTGCGCGTCCATTCATAACCAAACCAGTCTTGCTTGTTTTGATCCATCTGATTAATGAGATGATCCCGTACAGCACAGATTGCTTCATCTGTCACAATTGAACGATTGCGCCATGATTTGCCATCTTTCGTCAATACGCCGGCATAGATTTTGCCTGTTATTTCACCCGTGCCAACATGATAATCAGCCATTCTCGAACTCCTTCTTTAAGTTAGTCTTTCCACTCTTCGCAATTGTTATCCTCTCGTACTTGTACAGGGTGATTCTTATCTTTGACACAAATCAATATCATGTTTCCATCGTCATCGTCCGCGCTAAAAGACTGTGCACAACTCAGGCAGTCCATCGGCACTTCATCCTGTACCCGGCCGCAATCAAATTTTGACATTTTCAGACACTTCTTTCATCCATTTCATCGTTATCGTTTTCGTTTCACTTTCATCTTTTTCCATGTAACCATTCACCAACAGCACTATAATATGCTGATTTCGTCTTCGTTTTCTTTTCTTGAAAATGTATAATGGAAAGTCCAACTATACAAATAATTACCGCAACGCCTATCATACAAAGGATAATCACATCACTCATTCCATTTCACCGCCTGTCTTTGTTCTTCTTTTGGCATTTTGTTCCAACAGCGGGTGTTCTTTCTGTCTTCTTCATCGTAGGTCAAGAGAAGAAACTCATCACTAACGTTGATTTCAGGGTTCCACGAAAGACACCGGCCCCGACCGTCGAACGTGATGATCAAAGGATAAATTTCCTTGACGTCTTTGAATTCCCCATAGACAACGGGATAGTCTTTGATTTCGTCCCAGTCAAGCACTCTTGTTTCCTGTTCTTTCAGCAAGGAAAGAGCTATATCCAATGCTTCTCTCAACATAGAATATTTTTCCGGTGGATAATTTGCTTCTATCGTTTCAATTGCTTCTTGGTTCGTCATTCCATTTCACCAACCTTCCACAATGTGGGCAGTAATCAAGTTTCTCGTCTACCCAAATTCCATCTCCGAGCATTTTCTGCCAAATGACTTCATGCCCACATACTCCGCAAACCATAGAGTCCTGTTCCAATATAGGTTCAACCGCTTCCTGCTCTTTCAACAAGTCAATCAGCATATTCGCTTCGCTGATTGAAAAGAAAATGTTCGGATTTCCAAGTCGTTTCGCCAACTCGATTTGTCGGCCGATAGCTGTGACGACATCTGCTTTGTTCATCAACCTATTCTCCTTTTACTCTTCTAAAGTTTCCTACACAAAAAGCCCGACCGAAGCCGGACTCTTTGTTTAGAAAGCTTATACTACCTTTTATACTACCAAATCGTTAACCTTAATCGTAGTATTTTAACCTTAATTAACATTGGGAATTTTGGAATTTAGTTTCAGTCGCCTTGATTTTCCTGCCATTCAAGCGTTTGCTTGGAGCCTTGATTTTTCTGGGTTTTCGCATCATCGGTGAAAGTCCCACTACCTTGCACTCCTTATTTTTCAACGGGTTCAGACTTCTTCTGATTCTTCATACTACCATTCATACTCTGAATCAGCTTTTCATTTAACTTTTCAGCTTCGGATTTCAGTCTTGCGTCCGGCGCTTCGTCGTAAATTTTGAGAATCATTGTAGCATCGCTGTGCCCCATCCACAAAACACAGGTTTTGAGTTCCACTCCGTTGTCTCTACACATCGTACAGAAAGAGTGCCGGAGATCGTACGGGACAACAGTGAACTTTTTCCACTCTTTCTGCTTTTTGGTCTTTCTCGGGGCGTTGTTTATCACGTACTCCATATTGCGGACGTAAGACTTATATGCGGCTCGCCACGCTCCGACTGTGACAGGTTTGCCGCTCGCCGTAGAAACAAGAAGCCCGTGCCGTCCTTTAAGAACCTTGCGCAGCGGTTCAAGTAAAGGAATGGTCCTTGTTGCGTTCTCTGTCTTGCCTTTGTTTGTCACTTCGTAGTGTGTGTTATCCGCAAGTTTTACAAAATCCATTAATCGGATCTCGTTCTTTTCAAAGTCTACCGATCTGTCGATATCGAAAGCTTTGATTTCCTGCGGCCGTAGTCCTGCGTACAGCATGGTCATGACCGCAGGATAGATCCTGTGATCTTTGCAATGATTCTCGATCAGATCTCTTTCCTGTTCTGTGATAGCCCTGTGTGAACCTGTTGTTCCTTTGTGCGGCTTGGCTGACTTTTGTCTGGCCGGATTGTGTTTGATATACCCGTCGTCTACTGCCGCGTCAAACAGCCTTCTGTAGAGCGAAGCTGCGTGTCTGATATAGTCAGTAGATTGACCGTTATACTTTTCTGCGAAAAGTGTTCTGATGTCTGATGCTTTGATTTCTGAAATAAAACGGTCGCCGTACCGATCTGTCAGTTTGCGTATCTGGATTTTGTTGTTGCGTACTGTGCTTATTCCTGCTCCGGTATCTATGTTCTTCAGCCATTTCTCCGCATAATCCTTTAACTTAGGGCCGAACAGAAGTTCTGTTTCGTGCTTCTTTTCAAGTTCGATGTATTCTTCTCTCTGTGCGATTGCATCGTCAGAAGAAACCTTTGAGTAGAACCATTGATCTTTATACCGACATGCGTAGTACCCATCCTTGCGCTTCTTTAAACGAAGCTTCTTCTGTCTCGGCACAACTCTCGACTCCTTTCAACGTACAATTATAATAAGTAGAAATTGCAATTGTCAATTGATCTTTCGGAGTCTTGCGATGGCTCTGAGATATTCCGGCGGGTGTACTTCTTTCCTCCTTTCCCATTCGATTACGGCCTGCTCTGGTACGAGATAGGGTCTGATGTCCAAACGGGTTCCCATTTCCTTCATTCTTTTGACGGCCGTCTGTCGGCTCTTCAAATGATGTCGTTCCATAATATCTTTCACGCTTAAAAGCTTATCCATATATATATTATGTACCCCCGTTTTTTGAAATTATAAAGAATTGCTCCCGCCTTTTGGGCGGGAGCTTTTTTATGGCTTATATCGTTTTACGCCACCGTTGATTCCATCTCTTTCGAACTGCGGGCATTCTGATACGATGTAGCTTACACCAATCTTGTGTGTTGTTTCCTTTGCAGTCCAGCCCGGGACGGGCAGAAGTTTGTCAGACCATCTGCATCCGCCGCAGGCTTTCTTGCAATCCCAACATAGCGTCATTTTAGTCGAAGTCATCTTCGTCCTCGCAGTCTTCGTCCTCGCAGTCTTCCGCAATGGAGATCAGAATAGCAGCGATGACTTCCAACATTTCGTGCCGTCTCCATGCGAAGTACAGCCAAATGCCAAGCCAGACGACTAGAATAAAGATAATTGGTACCATACGTTACTCCTGTTTGTGATAGTAAGACGCCCAAGGCGCAGGCATATTCACAGTATTATTCTCTTTATTAAAGGTAATTTTTTCTAAAAATTTTCATCCACGCTTCATGGGAGTATTTCTTTTCAAATGCTCGCTGAGCATCTTGCTTGAGCTTAATCTCAAGCTCTTTGTTGCGGTCATGCAAGTCCATGTGAATGTCATGCCGGAGCCAGACTTTGAGACCGTACTTCTCAGACAGTTTCCGGTTCGCTGTACCTGTCATCACATTTAGTGATGGCAATCCAAGTTATACTCAGCGCCGGAAACATAGCATTTCTTTTCGGATTGCATAATACTTTTTGCCATCATTCATCACCTGTTTCTGCTGCGGTAAAAGTTATTATGGATTTGTCTTCGCGTTGTATTGGCTTGAAAGATACACCGACGTTGATATCATAATTGTTTACGAAGCTAATCGGCGCACCACGCCATCCACAATATAAATCTGTTGTGTTTGATGTCACGGAAACATCTTCAAGGCAGGGTTTTGCAAGCATAGACATAATCATCTTGGCTTTTGAGTTACCTATTCTAATGTTGTTTGGCAGCACAAACTGGCACACGACTGGATCGCCGGAAGAAAAGTCAATCGCCGTCAAGTCAACATAGGTTGTGCCGCAGAACGGACATTTGATTTCGTTGGTGTCTTTTGCTGCGCCGCAGTTTATACAGTTTGTTTTGCTCATATGTTATCCGCCTTAAATCTTGTCGATTTTACTAGCTAATTGATCAGCACTGTGAAGAATCCGCTCTTTTTTTACTTGTCATTCTTTTTTTCCTTTTTCTTTTCTTCTTTTACGGTCCATCTTCCAATCAATTGTTCCTTTTCCTTTTCCGTGATCGTCGGAATCCCCAATGCTTCTGCGTCCTGTATCAGACTATCGATAAGCATAGACATTTGTCGACTATCGTACACAGATGAACCGTACCAAAGTGTCACGTTAGTGCAGCCGGGAATCTTGCTTTTTGTTTTCTCGGTCATCCACCCTGTGCCGTGTTCGGCCCACCCTCTGCACAAAGCGTCGGCTGCAATATCCCGCACACAGATAATCGTGGATACGCCGCCGATTTCTCTGATGGCGTTTCGGTACACGGCCGTTTTCTTTTCACCGGTCTTTTCTGCGATTTTGTCTATGATCGTCCATGCGTAGGCATTGGCATCCAAACTTCTGCGCTTGTGGAACTTTTTGATCTCAATGTTCACATCGGCTTCTTTGAGTTCGTCATATTCAACTGCAAAGTTATCTGTCACAGTTATGGTGATATTTTGCGAACCGTCTTGATTATACGTGAGTCCTGAAAGTTTTCCGATCATTACAGTACAGCCACCTTTGTGTTTGTTGCAGTCGTAATAATCTTTGCCAGTTCTGCAGTCTTGTCACCCTGCACCATGTAATACTCGCCCGTCGGTAGAGTGATGATTGTCCGGTCGTCCACGACATAAAAGTCGACGATGTGATCCGGGTTGACATAGACGCTCAACGGGGATCTTTCAATCCCACTGATGGTTACGTTGTTAATTTTTACAACCATGGTATCCCCCTAATATTTAGGTCTATTGTTGCTTCGAGTTGCAAGATATAACAAAACCAAAAGCACAATCAACAGAATGATCTTATTCATTCCAGTCGCCAACGTTCCTTGGTTTGCCACATGGTCTTTTCTCAGGGCATTTGCCTGTGACGCATCCCGGCCCTGCTTCTCCGAAGATCTCCGGTGCTTTCTCGCGGCAAATCTTCAACATTTCATCCGCCATACGTCTTATCTCCCATTGCGCTCTGTTGCACGTCCTGAGACTAAAGAAGTGCAGCATCTCCCGGCAGTTCATTGTCATATACAGTTTTGTCGGGACGGCTTGGGGAGTAACGTATCTTGCGTCTTCGGCAGGGATTCCGGCATCAACCATGCGCTTGTAAAGGTTCATGACGTATCTCATGGTGCTTTCTACTTCAGCGGCAAATCCTGAGTCTTTGATGGTGTCTGGAATAACAAGTTCGGGATTGTCAAGTTTTACATATCTCTGGCTTTGTACATCAAAGGATGCAAGCCGGTGCCTTGTTAACTGGGCAAGGCATGCACGGCTGATTCCTTCAATCTGGAACGTGAAAGAAGCATGTTCCAGAACGCTTGTGTGACCTGATTCAACAGAGTGTTTCAATGAACTCTCCGGGTTTTGTGAATCGTAACAGATTGCAGCGGCGGAACCACACAGTTCAGCCGGAGCTTCTGTGTATCTGATGAGTGTTACTCGCATGGGTACTCCTTTCCCGTTGCTTCTTTGTAGGCTTGGCGCATGGAAATCATTTCTTTCATTATTCTGTCTTGGTTTGATTGAAGAAGATAGATTTTTCGGATCATGCTTTCCACGCACTCTTTGACTTCGGCTGTGTCAAACTGCTCGTCACAGTATGAGCATAGGCGACCACACGGACCTTCGATGCTCACCAGTTTGGCAATCAGCTCTTGCGGTGTCATGGGTATCACCTTCTTTAGCTGTTTAAGATATCCAAGGCTTCGCAGAGAACGTCAGCCTGTGCCTTTAACCTTTCATATTCCTTCTTGGCTTCTTCGTATAACTTCTGATACTCTGCCATAGCCTTTTTCTGTTCTTCCTGAAGTTTCATCAGGTGTTCGATCTTGGTTTCAATGCCAGCATCGACTGCTTTGGATTCGGTTTTATTTTCTTTGGATTCAACTTTGGTTTCTTTGGATATGGGTTCAACTGTTTCTTTCTTGGACTCTTCCTTTACCTGTCGCAGACCATGATGGTATTCGTACATGTAGACTTTCTTCTTGGCTTGTGTTTTAGAAAGCTTCATGTTGTCCATAACCCATTTGATAGGATCTCCAGTTTTCGTTGCTTCTTCGTACCATCCGTCCCAGGCCAAATAGCTGCCACGTTTTTTCTTCTTCGGCTGTTCTTCTTTGTGTGCTTCAGCCAAAGCATCGGCAAGAATGCTGATGTTTGAAGCGTTCTCTTTTCTCTTCAGGTTTTCTTCTCTCGCCTTTTCGATCAGTGTTTTGCCGCCATAGAGCGGAATCGGTGGATCGTTGTAGACCTTGTTGGAAAGCAGCTGAATTGCTCGCTTCCCTTCCCTGCACGGAGACTTGCACTGAGAACAGACTGCAAGGTTCCCGTTGGCTTTGCCGCACGTCTTAATGTGCTTTGCAACAATTTCTTCGAGCGTCATTTCGCTCAGATCCTTTGCTGGAAAATAGTTTGCTGGACCGTTGGGAACATACGCAACGTCATACTTTCTCATGACTTTAATCCCTTTCTGTTAATCTTTTTTTCTTTAATTTTTTCAGCGTGCGCCATGTTGTTACAATGTCGTACGACCGTTCTCCGGTTGCCGCATAGAAACATTCCAACAGATCGTTCTGATCTGTAATGGTTTCTCCTGCTTTTACGGTTTTGTCTATCAGATCGTTAATAGATTGTTCAAGGTTTTTGATCATCTTGGCTGCGTCGGCCGTGTATTTGATTCTCTCGTGGATGTTATTAGACAAAGCACATCGCATGATGAGTATGATAATCTTTTTGAACATGTTATACCCCCGTAGAACCAAATCCGCCGGTTCGTACACCAACCGTTTCTTCCGTTCTTGCAAGTCCGTGCGGTAGAAATACGCCCTGTATGAGCCTGTCCCCCTGTTGAAGGCACATATTGCTCTCTACTTCAATTTTTGCTTGGATGTGGCCTTCGTTCTTCGCATAGTAGTAGTCGCTGTCGATTAAACCAACTGTGTTTAATAATCGAATGCCATATTTAAAACCCAGCCCAGAGCGCGGCAACAGAAATAGACACCACCCAGGCTGCATATCACATCGTATGCCCGTAGGAATCGTTACTGATGCGCACGGACTTAGCGAGAACGGAAAAGGAAGATAGAAGTCGTATCCTGCTGATCCACCGGTGGCTCTCTTCGGTAGTTTGATTTGATCCCAGATTATTTTTACAATTTCAGGATCTGTCTCAGAATCGATGAAACCAGCCGCCTTAGAATCCTGTAGGAACTGATTAAAAGATACCTTATGAAATTCTGCAACACCCTGCATATTAGCTCCCTTCCGCTATCTCATAGCAAGGAACCTTAATAAACAGGCCGCACTCGCAATCGCCGTTCTCTTTGAAGGCTTTGCAATGGCATTTGGTGTCAGGAGATCGTTCAAATTTAGAGATACAATATCCACCGTTTGCTTTGATGCGAGCTACAACCTGTGCTCTGAATTCTGCGTCAGGATTTTTTCCGACCAAATAATCCATATTTAATTTTCCTTCCTATAATGATACATGCTTCAAAAATAATAATACTTATTGTTAGTAGAATTACGAATAGATACGGTATCCAGATAGGAGCCAGAACCCATTCATAACCCCAATTAATTACATTGAACAGTTTTAGTGCCAATAATGTTATCTGTAAAAGAATCACAGCTGTTGCTGTAACAATCGCTGAATCATTTGTTTTCATCATTATGCCAACACGTCGTGCTGATCGACGTGTTTCCTTTGAATGTAGTTTGTGATCGGGTTATCTCCGACGGCCTTATCCATAATATGCAGGCCGCGTCTTTCCAATTTTTTAATCAGGTACTTCCCGTCAGGAGTACACTTGTTTTCGTCAAAATCCCAGTCGTCTGCCCACTCTCCGTATAAAACGAGTTGTGTTCCGACCGGCTCTTCGCTTAATTTTTGTCTTAGGTCTTTGACCATTCGGTCAACTACGCCGAGCCTGCCGCTCGGCGCTTTTGCGTCCGTCTCAGGGAAATTGAGAACGTCTTCAACTTTAAAAAACAGAACCGTCATACGCTTGCCTCCAGTTCTTCTTTGGGGATAAACTTCGGTATGTCGATCTGTCTTTCGCTGAACTTCTCTAATCTGTCTGCGCCTGCGTTGCGCAGCTTCATCTCTTCTTCCTTATCTAGAATCCTTGTCTCTTCGAGTTTGTGGCAGATCCCTACCTTGATTGCCTGATAAGAGTTGTATTTCTTGTCCTTGTAGACTTCTTTGCAGTAGTCGATTGCGACGCCGCAGTTTCGTGCTGCAACAAAGCAATCGACTTCAGTTCGGTCGTTCTGTCCGATTAACATGTGATAAAGATAAGTTTTTTTTTGAGCCATAAACATTTCACTCCATTAAAAAATTCCGCAGGTCGAGTATTATGCATGGCTTGTATTCATGCGACGACCTACGGTTTAAATCCTTACAATGAAAACAATCGCTGTAAGGATCAATACGAGATCAAACAGAAGAATTGTCCATACAGGAAGATCAATCTTCTGAGTGAGAAAGTTCTTTAGCTTTGCCATGTTCTTTCTCCTTTATCATGTCGAGTTTCGTGGTAGCAATAGCTATACTGCTCCACACGTCTTTTGTGACTCCGTAGAAAAAATCAGGGTTCTTTTTTGTGCCGGTTCCCCTGGCTGTGTCAAACTTGGCAAAACGTTCGATTAATGCGTGACGGATATTAGAGTCTGTTGCCTTTGGACTGCCGCACATGTATAGCTTTTCGTCTTTTCGGTATACATACTCTACGGGTTTTTTCTTCTCTGCTTCCTGCGCAAATCTTCCGATCCACTCGCAACTGATAAAGACTTCGGCTCCTACTGGCATGCCGTAGCTCATCATGCGCTCTATGACGATAAGATCCACATCTGAAAGTTTTGAGCAAAGCTTTTCCATGATTTGTTTGTTTGGCCACTTGGCAAACTCGTAGAGATTGTACTGATCGTCCATGATGCAGTACGCGCTTTGTTCGTTGCCGGGGTCAATTGCAAATACTTTCAATTCAAATCACCTTTTGTTTGTTAGTAGAAAAGATGTTCTTTTCTCCATTACGCATATTTTCGAATGTCCCAACCAGATTGTACATGTTTACATCCAAATATACTCGTCCGCGAAAGGTGAATACTCTTTCTGAAAGACTTTGTCTTCGGCTTCAGCGTAGTCCAGTTCGCTCAGCATAGCCGCACTGAGTTTGTCCGGGCTGGCACACTTAACACAGGTGCGCAGATTTGCGCCGTGAATCTGCTGAAGAATCTTGCACATCTCATACGGATCGGTGATTTCTCCGGTAAACTCAATGCATTCTACGTATCTTTTGTAGTCCTGCAGAATGACAGGGAGATTCTTCATCAAATCCTGCCCCGATTCCAGCGAAAGGTTGATTATCAATGTAGTTTTGTCGAGCCGGTTTTCGTACTTGATTTGCCCGTTTGAATAGAGAATCACATCAATTCTCCTTATAAACGTTCCAGTTCTTCATCAGCTGGTTTAGCTGCTCTGCAATCTGGTCGTACTTGTCATCTTTGATGAGCACTTCCGAGCCGCCTAAAGCGTCTTCGAATACGTCGATAATCTGTCCGATGAACTCTTCTTGATTTTTCGGATCGACGCCTTCTTCTGTATACTTTACAAAACCGTTTTCTTCAATCCATTCTCCGTTTATGAAGACAAACCTCCAGAGACAGCCGTCTTCTCCTCGATATTCGATCTCGCCTTTCTCGCAATCCTGTTTTGTTTTGTCGAGCGTTTCGTAAACAAAGTCTTCGTAGTATTTGTCTGATCCGTCCAAGGAGTAAGACAGCTCGTCTTCTGCATATCCGGCGAAACAATTCTCAATTGCATTTCGCACGTCGTCCCCGGGTTCTTTCTTAAACTTGATGTAGCCGTCGTAATCGGCGTAGTACCCCATTTTTTTCTCCTTAATCTTAAAAAACGGAGCCGCTTTGATGCGGCTCCGTTCTCTTATTCGTTCTTTTTTTTTTTTTTTTATTCTATTTCTTATTCCGGCA